CAGCAACACAATTGTCGCATCCAACCATGGGCGCAATGGCAGCTCAGCGCAGTATCTCGTAGAGCCGATGATTTACAGCAGTCCTCACGGGTTTAATTTCGGGGGGGGGTAAAAATTTAGCACCTACCGTAACTTCTTCCGCCTATGCCGACAATAACTTTCTCGTCAAGGACTTCCGCATCCGCAAACTCACGCCTCGCGAGTGTTTCCGTCTTATGGACGTGGCCGACTCCGACATCGACAAGATACAGCAAGCGGGCATTTCCAAGACGCAGCAGTACAAACTCGCTGGCAACTCAATCGTGGTCTCCTGCCTCTACCATGTGTTCCGCAAGATGTTCATCGACCATTCCAACGAACAGAAAGGATATGTGCAGCTCTCACTCTTCTAAACTTAAAACATCAACAATGTCTCAACTTTATATCTTTGCAACATGATAAAACTTTTGGAACGTACACGCCGCCCCGACATCACATTCTGCCGCAATGGACGCATATTCATCACGGCAAGGGTGGTGCGTCTCCTCTCGCTCCAGCCGGGTGACAGCATCAACATTGCTTTTCATCTTGGCGAGTGCTACCTGCTGGCATCCCGACATGAGAATGCCATCGGTCGCCACATCGCCCAATGTTACCCCACGAAGAAAGGCTCACGCAACTATTGCGCCAACTCCGTAATGCTCTGTCGGCTCATGCTCGATAACTGCCGCATCCGTGAGCAGCGTGCCTCTTTCATGGTGGGCAAGGAGGAAATGCGGAATGGTGAAGTGTACCTCCCCATAATCTATAAAATGCCGTTATGAACCAAGAAATCAAATACAGCGGATTTTCTGCCGTGCCGTCCGACTACGAATGTTCTGACGGCTCTCTTGCCGTGTCCATCAACCTGCTGCCCGAAGATGGTGCTTTGCAGCCAGTCCTGCCTCCGTCTGTTGAGGTACAGCTTGCTGCCGAAACAGGCAGTTGCGTGTACATTCACGAGACGTCAAGTTTCACACATTACATAGTGGCCAATGGCAACACTTATAGTTGGTTCGACAAAGGAAAGCCAGATACGATTGTCTCTATTGGCAATGTTTCCAGTTGCATAAAGATTACATCAGTTGGCAATACGCTAATTTTTCTTACCGGGAATGGTATGCAATACTACCTGTGGAAAGGCGGCTCCACAGGCTACCTGTATCTTGGCTCGCATATTCCAGAATGTCCGCTGTCATTTGGTTTGCAGGGAGAATTAGTCCGCACAGACGAGTTCTCTATCAGTTTCAACGGCATCAGCGAGGGCGACATTTGGAAAGAGTTTTCTGACGACAACAAGACTAAGATAACAGACCAAGTATTGGCCAAGGTCAATAAGTTCATCGCAGAGGAGAGCACCAATAAGGGACGGTTCATCTATCCGTTCTTTGTCCGTTATGCCTATCGCCTGTATGACGGCACACTGACTATGCACTCCGCACCCATTCTAATGATTGCATCTTCCGACCTCTCACCACAGGTTTTTTGGAACCATATCAAGGGTAAGGGGTCTTACAAAGATGCTACGATGCGTGTTGTCGGCATGGTGCATAAGTTGGATTATGCGGTTATTGAACAGTCCTACATAGACAATCTCTCCAATTGGAAAGACATTGTGCGCTCCGTTGATATTTTTTGTTCTAAGCCTATCTACACCTACGACCAGAACGGAAAGTGTGAACGGTTTGCACAATCATCCGACATTGACTCTTATTGTGTGTGCAAGCATACCAATCAAGCAGCATCTACCACTACATATCCATTGCGCTATCAAAAGCATACGTTCAACAAACTTTATGCGTTCACTTTCGACCCTACAAACCTCACTTATCCTGCCGGGCGTTTGATTTTGCCGCGTAGGTCGGTTGATGCTGTAAAGGAGGACATCAAATCTACATCGCAGTTTTACCTGCTCGAAAGCATAAAGATTGAGGCACTCACCACCACACGCACATTGCTCAACATCGAAGAGGATTATCTTCAGTCATTGGTAACTCGCGAGGTTATGACTGACGATTATGACAGCCACGACACGCTCATTCCTCGCTATGCGTTTGCCTACAACTCACGCCTCAACATTGCGAACATGAAGAAAATGTTGTTTGCTGGCTACAATGCGGCATCTGTATTTTGTTATACAGATGGATATGTCGTCAATTGGAATGATGACCACATGACCCCTACATACTTTGACGACAAAGCTGCCTATTCTGTATACATTTACATCAAGCAGGACGGCAGGGATATTATTGTAAGAGGGGATGCATATCAAATGGGCAACTATGATGCTCCAATGCTGTTCATATTCTATCCGAATGTCAATGCTTACAAGGCTGTTATTGTTAAGTGGTTCGTTTGGGGTATGCCATACGAGGTGCAACTTGAACAGCATGGTTTCCTTAATGGTTCATTCTATTTTGGCGGTTGGGACAATCCCGAACAGAAAGGTTCTGTTCCAACGGTATCAAATATTGTCGACCGTATGATTGACGTACCCAACAAAATCTACACCTCCGAAGTCAACAACCCTTTCTATTTCCCTCTTCTCGGCATCAACACCGTTGGTACAGGCGAGATAAAGGGCATCTGTTCCGCAGCCAAGGCTCTCTCGCAAGGTCAGTTCGGCCAGTTCCCTCTCTACGCTTTCACCACCGAGGGCGTATGGGCGTTGGAGGTGTCAAGCACAGGCACTTACTCCGCTCGCCAACCCATCACGCGCGATGTCTGCATCAATCCCGATGGCATCACACAACTCGACTCTGCCGTTCTCTTCCCAACCGACCGGGGCATCATGCTCATCAGCGGCTCGCAGACGCAGTGCATATCCGAGGCTATCAATTCCGAATATCCCTTTGACGCTACGCAGTTGCCGGGCTTCACTAAGCTGCACGCCATGCTCGGCCATGAGCCAGCCACCGACAAGTGCTTGCCAACACTGCCTTTCACGGAGTTCCTCAAAAAGTGTCAGATGATTTACGACTATGTACATCAGCGTGTCATCGTCTATGCGCCCTCCATCACTTACGCTTATGTGTATTCGCTCAAGACGCAGCAGTGGGGCATGATATTCTCTCGCATTGCCTCGCACCTCAACTCCTATCCCGATGCGCTGGCGGTGGACGCAGACAATGCCGTCCTCAACTTCTCCGTGCCAAAGGCGGAGGCTGTCAAGTGCCTCTACACTACGCGCCCTCTCAAACTCGAAGCGGCCAATGTCCTCAAAACCATCGACTGCATCATTCAGCGTGGTTTCTTCTGCAAAGGCAATGTCGCCACGGCTCTGTATGGCTCGCGCGATTTGGTCAACTGGCATTTGGTATGGTCAAGCAAAGACCACTATCTGCGCGGTTTTCGTGGATCACCCTACAAGTATTTCCGCATTGCAGGTGTCGCCACCCTCAATGCCGATGAAAATATCTTCGGTGCGTCCGTGCAGTTCACTCCACGACAGAACAACCAGCCACGCTGACAACCGTCCCCACGGCTTAGAAAGGCTTAGTGAGGCACAGCAAGGCTTATCAAGATATTATTAGGTTAGTTTTTAGGTCAAGATTGTTTTTTAGGTAACACTTAAAGAGCCGGGATGCGTGATGCACCTCGGCTCTTGTCTTTCTTATTCTATCCAGTGCTGCTTGATGCGTGTCCGTGCCAAGCGGCTCTGAATGGCGGTTCTTATCTCTGTCTCGGCCTCCGCTGCCTTGGCAAGCCATGTCTCGCTCTTGGCAGGGTTCGTGATGCTTAGCCAGTCGGCCACACCTCTGCACACTAAGTATTCGTGTATCAGCCTCTCCACCAATGTGAGCGTGGTCTGCGAGAATGTGGTCGGCACGTTCATCACGATTACATACTGTTGCCGCTCTTTCAGCGTGTCGTCAAAGTCCGTGTTCTCTATCTCTTTCTTCGCCCACGGATAGAGCAGCTCACGGCACATCGACACGCCCAAGTCTATCACCCTTGTCATGCGGTCCACATTGCCGTCCTCGCCCACATCGGCCACCATGTGCTTGGCGTGTTCCGTCTCGGCTGGCATCACATGGCTCTCCACATAGGCGTAGTTCTTGATGTCGTACAGCAGTTGGTCGCGCTTGAATGTGAGGGTTACTTTTAGTGTCCCTCCGTCATTTTCCACACAGCAACTCATAGGCTTCTCCTCCTTAGTCCGCAGGACGCTTCGGGCGGCTCCGCTTGCTCACGGCTTGCTGTATGCTCACAAGGCTCTTCTGTGCGAGTGCCACATACTGCTCCGCGTCTGCCTTGTTTGTCACCATGTACCACTCCGCAATGGCGGTGTTCTTCAGATAGTCGTGTATGGCCTCGCCAACGCCTGTCGTGGCGGCCTCATTGAAGTTGCTTGGCATCTGGAGTTTCAGCAACAGGTCGTCGCTGCCGTCATAGTGGCTGTTGTCGGTCGATGTACCATCCTCATCAAGGTATTCAGCAAGTTCGGTCTTTACCTCGGCAAAGCCTTTCTTGATAGAGCGCAGTATCTTCTCGCGGTTCTCCTCGTCCTCCGAGGCGAACATGCTGGCCACTTCCTTGTGGTTCTCCTTGTTCTGTATCGTGCGTCCGCGAAGAAAGGTCTCGTTCATGATGTCGTACAGCAGCCAGTCTATCTTGATGGTTGCTGTTACCTCTTTCTTTGCACCTAATGTTTCTGACATATTCTGTTTCTTTTTGTTGGTTAATCACTTGGGCGTGTCGGTTTCTTCCTGCTGTACAGCAGTCGTTCCGCTCCGTCCATCATTTCTCCTGCTTGGTTGAAGTAGTCGGTGGCCTCGCCCTTATTGGCCAACTTGAACCATTGGCCGATGATTGATGTGATGAAGAAGTTGCGCAGGGCTGACTGCACATTGCTTGTCAGTTCCTTGTCAAACGACTTGCTCACTTCCAGCACTGCTTCGTATGCGGTCCTCATGATGACAGGCTTGATTGGCAGACCTATGTTAGGTTGTGCCAAATCCTTTGTACCCCATATATCGGTGGACACCTGTACATCTTTGGTCGTTCCCGACACAAGCATTTCTTTCAGTCGCTCGTTGGTGGCAAGCACCGACTCTTCCCAAAATCTGCCAAGGTCGCTCAGCTCGTTGTCGGTGGCGAGTATGCGGTCTCGCGCTTTCTCGTCTCCGTCTATGAGTTTCGCACCTGTGTAGTCCGTGGCTTTTGCCACTTCCTCATACACATCGTCCTTGAATACTTGTATGGTTATCGTCTCCATCAGAATGAAATGATTGAATAAGTTAATCCTATGCCCACATACGGCTGCATTCCTTTCGTGCCTATGCCGTACCCGGTCGTTATGCCTATGTGCCACCGCTTAGGGGGCTGCTTCTCCTTGATGGTTACCACCTCATGCAGCGGATACACAAAGATGCTGTCGAGCCGTGCGTGTACGCCACTGACGTATGCCTTGTAGTCCGCGCTCTCATACACGCTCTGCATGATGGGCAGCTCTATTGTCGCGCTGTCCGAACCGTTGGCGGCAATGCCTTTTGCATAACCCTTTGCCGTGTCGGTGTCGGCTCTGATGGGTGGCAGTGCTGCATCGCCCATCTTGATGCAGTCCGTTGGCACTCTCACCTCGGCAGTTCCGACTGGCTGCTCGCTGGTGTACTTAGGTTCTCCCGGCACGTCTCTTACCGTGTCGCGCTTTATGATGGTGTCGGTTTGGATCACGATGTTGTGGCCGTTCCCTGCCTTGGGTTCGGGGTAGAGCAGTGCCACAAGCAGGAGCGTGAGCAACACGCCTCCTACAAAACTCAATGCGTGTTTCATGCTTTCGTGTGTTTGATGTAGTCCGTAATGCCTTTGTAGTGCAACTGCACGATGCTCCGCACGCCCTCCTCGCTCAACAGATATTCCACGTCTGCCTTGTTGTCTTGGAAGAGGTTCTCCGTCAGCACGGCTGCGCACTTGGTATGCAGCAGTATGTAGAAGCGTGCCTCATAGTCGGGGTCTTTGTCGCTCCAGTCGGCACGCATGGGTTTCTGCTTGCTGTCGTAGTCGCCCTTGGCCTTGTGCACGTCAAAGCTGCCGATGTAGTCTTTCAGGCTTTCCTCGGCTGCGTTCCACAGGTCGGTGGCAAGCAGGTCGGCACTCGTCTGGCCGGGCGAGGTATATACGCACCAGCCTCCTGCGCTCTTCCACTGGCCGTCAGCTCCTGCGGCATTGTGGTGTATCGACACGAGGAGCACGTTCTTCGCTCCGTACTTGTCGCAGTACTTGTTGGCTCGCTTGCATCGCTCGGCAAGCGACACATCGGTCTCTTCGGGTACGAGCAGGTGTGCCTCCACTCCGTTGCTCAGTAGGGTGTTCACCAACCTGCGTGCTATCTCTCTCGCTTTCTTGTATTCGCGCAACCGCTTGTCGGGGCTGCACTTGCCCGGTGTGTTCTCACCGTGGCCGTTGTCAATCAACACTATCATCTTTCTCTTCTTTTAGTTTGTTAAGGTTCACGTCAAAGTGTCTTGCCGTCTTGTCCACCATCACTTGCTGCAATGCTTTCCAAAAGCGGTGCTCTGCCTCTGGTCGGCAGCTGCTCTCGTTCTCCAGTATCGACCATGCCTGTTCAAAGCATATCACGCCTGTAAGGATATACGACAACGGCACTTGCATGTGTATGAACACCCAATGCTCCGCCAAGTATGCCAGCACTATCAGCCACAACCGCTTGGGTATGGTCTGTTTCACCACCTTGCCAAAAGCGAATGAGGTAAACTTTGCTTTCTTCCTGTCGGTCTTTTCGGGATAGGCTGCGTGTACGCGCTTGTCGAGCTTGAAAGCGGTGTATGCGTCATACAATATAAAGATGATGGCTACCGCTATCAAGGGGAATGTCGGTCTGAATTCTGCCACAAGCCAGCCTACCATGCCGCCCACGGCCATGGCCGCGAACTTCCAAAGTTTGAATACTACTGCCATACTGCCCATCTTATTAAGCGTCCTACAACTACTCCTGCCACCGTGCAGCCGAAGTCTATCCAATCCCACTTGCCGCCCCACAACTCATCTTTGAGTTCCAAGGCTGCGGCTACGCCCACTCCTGCATACGCTGCGCAATAGGTGCTGTTCGCTCCAAGTCCTATCACCACACCGCCAACAAAGTGCTTGTATCGGTTGCTCGCTCCGAGCCATTTGATAATCTTCTTCATGTCAATAAGAATTTAGTTCATGGCAAATTTACTTACAGGCATGGTTCTTTCCCTTTTATCTGTTGTGGCACACTAAAAAAGGGACACAAGATTGCTCCTGCGTCCCTCTGATAGGTTCTCGTTTCCCTTACTGGAGGTCAAACACGCTCCAGTCTATGTTGTCTTTTTCTTTCCAACCGTCCATGATGGCGTTGAGAATGTAGGCTGATGCCTCCTTGCTGAACTTGATGAAGTCCTCTCTTGTCTCAAAGGTGTAGTACACTGGCGTTGCGTCCGCCTCCTCGTTGAGTTTCAGCGTGAGCGGATAGGCTATGCTCTCGTTGTTTTCCAAAGATGCGTAGTTGCGCTGCTTCTCGTCCGACAGCCATACCTTGATGCCGTCATACTCAAAGCGGTTCACAATCTTGTCCTTGGTCTCTGCGTCTATCGTGTCTCTGACAAGCTGCTTTATCTCGTCCATCGTGGGCTTGCGGCTGAACGTGTGGCGGTATTCATAGTTGCCGTCCTCGGTCTCGTAATAGCCGAAGTAGAGCAGCCATTTGTTCTTGCCTATGCGTTGCAGTCCATCTTGCCGTTGGGTTGTGCCGTATATCTTCTCCATGTCGTTATGAATTTGTTACGCTGCAAAGATACACCGACACACCGCACATCGCCTTTTATCTTTAGTGAGCTGCCATTAAGTGAAGTTATACTTGCGCTTGCTGCCGTCAAACACCTCACACTTGATGATGGTCTCGAATGGAAAGCCGTCCTCTATGTCGCTTATCTGGTCAAGTATGCCTTTCATCTCCAACGAGGCGGTGAAGAACTTGCCCCATTCCGAGTTGGCTGGATTGCGGAATGACACCAAATAGCGGTCTTCGCCCTCTTTTGTGTCTATGCCTGTCTCAAAGTCGTGAATTTCTATCGGTATGTTCACGATGTCACCGAGGCGTGTCACCTTGCCGGGAAAGCGTTTCTTGCCGTCAGCAGGTGTATAGGTTACGCCCATTTCTGAAAACTTCTTCATGTGTTTACCTGTTAATGTATAATATAGATGTTTACAATCTGCGTGGCAAGCCATTCCCTTGAATGACCCTATTATCTGTTGCCGCCTCTTGCGCGACTTTATCTTGGCGAGTTTCCGTGCAGCGTTCACCTTGGTACGCTTTCTCAGCAGGGAGTAGTCCCCATAATCAACAAAGCCGAGTGCGTCCATTCCTGCACTGATGGGTGCAACTTTCTCACTCGGCTTTATTATCAGATTGTAGGGTTTGCATAGTCTATGCAGGGTGTCCCTGTGTTTCCACAACTCTTTCTTGTTGTCTCCAAGTATGTATATGTCGTCACAAAAGCGGTTGTAGTTGTCTTTTCCACATTCCTCTATCATGGCATGGTCTATGTCGTTGTGGTACAGGTTGCCGAAAAACTGCGAGGAGCGTAGTCCCTTGCTGATGCCTACGTTGTCATTCGGGTGCAGAGCCTTTACAAAGTCTATGAGTATGGGCAGCAGCACTGGGTCGGCAATGTAGCGTTTTATTATCTCTATCAGTCGGTCATGCAGTATGTGGTCGTAGTAACCTTTGTAGTCGCTTTGATAGTAGTATATGAGTTTCGGATTGTTCCGCCTTGCCTCCTGCATCTTGTGATACAATCCGTGTGGCCCTCTTCCCTCTATCGAGGCTGCGGTGTTCTCTATCAGTATGGGCGCAAGGTGTTTTTCCACTATCTCCATGATGGCGTTGCTGCCCACACGCTCTATGACGGACGGTGCTTGCACGGTTCTTATCTTCGGGCCGTCTGCCGTCTCAAACGATTTAAGGTGCTTGATGCGGAATGTGCCGTTGGCTATCTGTGCCTTTAGCATGGCGATGATGTCCGCCTTGCGTTTCATGTAGCGCACCATGCGTGGCGTGCATTCCACTCCGTCTATAACAATATTCTCCCTCCACCGTAGGCCGTTGCGAGTATCTGCGTTGTGCAGGTTCGACATGACGCGCTTGAACGAGCGTTCCATGTTCTCGTCCGCTATGATTTCGGGGATAAGGTCTAATAACGGAAAACAGATAGAAGTCTTTTCTTCTACCTGCCCCAATAGTTCTTCCAATGTATTGACAGCCTTCCTGTCCTGTGGGGAGATACTTGCGCACTCCCCACATGTGGTTAATGTCGTGTTCCGGCTTTCCATATTTATATGCTGTTGCCGAGGCTCTAATCCCTCGGAGTATGTTTGTGGCAATCCTCGTGCCACGTCAGAGACCTCCGATTAAACTTAACCAAGAGAATTTCAGCCGCCCACCGTAGTTCGTGTTCGAGTTCGAAGAAGCGTTGTTCGCGTTCGCATAGGCGAGACCGCTGTTCGCATTCGAGTTGTTGCCAGACCGCAGAACACAGCGGCGCGTGGGATTTTCTGCCTTTTGTTCCTTTGCTTACATAATCGGACGCACTATGTCCACTTTCAGACCAAGCGCATCAATGATGCGGAAGAACATGCCGACACCCGGCTCTATCACGCCTTTCTCTATGCGTGAGATATAGGTTTTGTCTGTTCCCACTTTCTTGGCAAGGTCTGATTGCGTCATGTGCTCTTGCTTTCTTGCGTCAAGGATTATCTGACCTACACAATAGTTGGTTGCCTCCTTTCTGAACGCTTCTCTTTCTGCAGTTCCTACTGCGCCATACTTGGCATCAAGAATGGCATCGAAACTGCTAATGTCATTTCTTTGCTGCATAATATTCCTTTTTAAGTTCAAGTGCTTTCTCTATCTCCTTTGAGGGCGTCTTTTGGGTTTTCTTCTGAAAGCCGTTGAACAGCATCACGATGTTGCCCTCATCAAAGATGAAGAATGCACGGTATATATTCCCATTGTAACTGGCTCTAATCTCATAGAGTCCGTCCTTGATGAACTTCACAAATTTCTCACTCACTCTCTCCTGCATCTTCAGCACATCAAGCACATAGTCTATCTTCTTCTGTGCGCCCATTTCCAAAGAGCGGTAGAACGTGAGGAAGTAGTCTTTGTAAAGTAATATCTTCCTCTCTGAATTCATGCTGCAAAGGTAATACTTAAAGTTGATATATCCTACAACTTTTGCAATTATTTTGCATCACTCATAAAAAACTCGCTTACGCGAGAAAGCAGGGAGAGGGAGCAGCCTCCTATCGTCGGCTCTCCCTCTGACGCTTTTTTCGTGGCTGCGCTTGCCGCTTTATCCGACTATTACGAATTTGCCGCGGAAGGCCAGCCGCCCACCGAAGCTCGTGAGCGAGAACGAAGAAGCGAGGTTCGCGACCGCAAAGGCGAGACCGCTGTTCGCATTCGAGACGCCGCCAGACCGCAGAACACAGCGGCCTCTGCTGCCGGGAAACCACAAACCTGCCGCATAGTGGGTGGTGTACTTGCTCGTGTCGGTCTGATGCACCTTGCTTGGCAAGATGTCGCACTTCGCTCCATGCACCACTCTCACAACGCAGTTGCCGTTAGAGTTCACACTCTGCACCACACGCTCGGTTTTCTTCACCGGGTCATAGATGTGGAATTTGTAGTCTATGGGGTCATCGTTGGTCTCCACACAGCGGTTCTTGTAGAACGTCTCGTAGCTCTGCACGTTTCCTGCTATGTAGTCCATCCATTCCGAGTCGCAGCCCACATAGTGTTTGAGTCCCATGATGGAGTTCATTGCGTTGCCCACATACGAGGTGTCGGCCATACCTATGTTGTCGAGGCTGTTCAGCGTGGCATCGTGTGCGCCATTGCCAACAACAGACTGCTCGTTGGTCGTGCCGTGGGTCGCCCACCACAGGTTGCTGATTTCCTTGTGCTGCTCGTAGTCTTGGAGCTGGTAGCCCTCTCCGCGCATGTGCGCACTGTTTTGGAAGTCCTTTGCCGTGTAGTGTATCGTCCCGGTCGGTGTCTCTGTCGGGTTGCCGTCAGTGTCGTATGCCCATTCTGCCGAGGTCTGCGAAGTGCCGTCTCCCTTGCGTGAGCGCACCGCGCCCGATATGCTCCTTGGTCGTTTCAGTCCGTCTATGGTGATGGGGTATGTTCCCAAGAGGCTGTCGTTCTCGCCAACGGTGTGCTCCGTCCATTCGGGTTCTATGGCCTCTATATGCTCGCTATCAACGGCAAGACACAGGCTGTCCTCTATGTCGCGGTACGAGGTGAAGTACATCCACTTCGCTCCGCCAGGCACATCGCAGAACACGTAGTTGCCTATCGAGAAGTCGAAGTAGGTGTGGCTCACCATCATGTTGAACTTGCCTACTATCTGTCCGTTCTCGTCCGTGAACACGGCTCCGAGCCTTGCGTGGTTCAGTCCCGGCCATCTCACCTGCTTCATGCCCTCCACGTCCATGCGGTAGGCGTTCACGTTGGCAGCGGTGGTGATGATGTTCTCGTCTATCACCGTGCCTACCTCTGCCTCGTCAGCATACACGCCTGTGTTCTCCGCATAGAGCAGTGCCGATAGCATGGCCTCGCGCTTGTTGTTCACGGTGGATAGCGGCTCGTTCTCCGTGGTCGAATAGACGATGTACTTCTGTTGGTTCTTGTAGTCGTTCACGCCCTTGTACCAGTGGTGGGGCAGATGGTGGAAGATGTCAAAGCCCTCTCCTGCGCTATCGCCCACATCGAAACTCTCGCCTGTGGCAAGATAGTTGAAGTCGCTGTCGCTCAGTTGCACGCCCTCCATCTGTTTGAGTTTGGAGTTGTAGGTACACTTGTAGGCGTGGGTCTCCTGCAATATCTTCAGTGTGTGTCCGCTCGCCACAAAGGTCTTGTCGTAGTCCGAACCTGTCTTGTTTTCGGGGTTGCTGTATCGCTCACAGAAGTCTCCGCTCACGATGTCGTCTATCTTCACCACCGAGAACTGCGAGTTGATGACGGTCAGTTTCGGGAAGTATTTCTGCAATGCCTCCACCTCGCTGTCCTCCACAAGTTCTGTCAGTATCCATCGGCCGATGATGCCGCTGCACTGCCCGGTCTCATCGTAGGTGCTGCCGTTCGCGTCTATGCCCACGGCTTCGCTCTGCATGATGCCGCGCAGCATCTCCACGCTGGCGGTGGCGTTCACGCCCGGTATGCGCACGCTCTTCAGCTGTCCTGCCGTGGTTATCTGCCGCAGCAGGGTCATGGTGTCGATGTGCGGACACTCGTCAAGGAACATTTTCTTCACGTTCGTCATTCCTGCTATGGTCAGTCCGCCAGGATAGGTCAGCTTGGGCAGGTTCTTGAAGTAGAGCGTGGTCATGGTGGCTGGCAGTTCAAGGGTCTCTATCGGGGCTGTCTCGGCAAGGTCTATGCTCGACAGTTGCGAACCGCTCGCCAACACCTCTTTCAGTCTCGGGCAGTACGAGGCGATGATGCTTGTTACCTTGGTGTTGCGTGCGTCTATGCGTCTGAGGAAACTCTTGTTGCCCATGTTGAGCTGCGTGATTGCTCCGCTTTCCTCGGCTGGCGTGTAGTCCGCTCCGCCAAGTATCAGTTCTTGCAGCATCGTGCAGTTCGAGATGTCCCAACCCTCGGCTTTCGGGGTGCAGCCGCTGATGTCAAGACTGGCAAGGCGTGTCGCTCCGAACACGTAGAGCATCGTTCCTGCGCCTGTGGCGGTCATGCCGCTCTTCAGCGTGTAGCTTTCTCCTGCTTTCAGATAGCAGCTGTCCACACAAGCGTCCGCACGGTCCACTCCTAATCCGAAGAAGCCGTCCTGCACTGCCGTTATCTTGATGCTGATGTCCGTACCCACGGCACGCATCTTGAACGGATTAGTGTACAGCTCGCCCACTTGGTAGTAGCCGTCACGGTAGGCAAAGCGTTTCTCAAACGTCACGGGCAAGTCCTCATATCGCAATCCGTGTACGGCATAGTAGTAGTTTGCACCTGCCTTGGAGTTCTCGATGTACTTGCGCTCTCCGTCAAACGAGCTGGTTATCTTCGCCCACTTCGCTATGCGGTCGGTGATCCAGAGTTTCTTGCAGCCGTCTGCGGAGAATATCTTGATGCCGTCTGCCTCCGCGCTGCGCATATCGCCCGCTATGTCGTGCAGCGTGATGGTGGTCTTGCCCTCATCTTCAAGCCAGAACTTGTCAGCTGCATAACCTTGCTTGAACATTACAGAATTCCAACCTTGGTAATAATGCTTAGTGTCTGTCACGCTGTCCAAATCCCATGGCACAGTAATACCGCAGTCATTGTCAGCAAGCCAACAACAGTCTCCGTCATACCAATGGTTGAAGTAGGCGCGTATGCTGCCGTTGATGTCAAGATAGAACGAAATCATCATGTTCTTGCTTCGTTGGTCAACAGCAAGCACATAATCAGTACCTATAATGTAACAACCCGTAGAACGAACGTTGGCATAAAGGTAGAGTTCCTCGCAGAACTTTTTCAATCGGTTCTCCTTTGTTCCTGCCACGCTCTTGCCGTGCAGGGTGATGTTTCCGTCTGCCTCGGTACGGTCTTGCGAGCATTGCTGTGTCCATAGCAGCCACTTGTATAGGTTGTACGGCACTTTCTTTCCCTTGGCGTAGAGGTCGTTCAAGTCGTCATCGTCGGGGTATCGGCTCTCGTAGTAGCCGAGCCACACGGGTTCGCCTGTCGATTGGTCTATGCGCATGAGGTCGTCCACGCTGTTCACGCCTTGCAGCCAACAGAACGAGTCGTATTTCAAGTACTCAAAGCACTCTACCGGGTTCAGCACCCTGCCTGTCACGCCCCATTTCTTGGTGCTCGTGTCATACTGCATCTTGCCTGTGGTGTCTTTCCACTTGCCTCCGCTGTATTTCACATACTTGTAGTCGTTCGTCAGGTACACCGTTCCCCAGTCGTAGTTGTTCACATCGTCTGCCAGCACCTCGGCAAGGCTCTTGTCCACTTCCGTGGGGTCGGCTGTGGCGGTGGTCTCCTGCATCGTGCCTGTGCCGTCATTCTCCAAGAAGATGTGCTTCTCTCCGCAGTTTTCGCTCAGCATGTAGATGTTCGAGGCTATCAGCTCTTCGCTCTTCGCCAAGGTCTGCACCTTGAAGATGTTGAGGTCTTGGTTTTTCTCGGCCACGAGTTCCACAAAGTCGCCATAGTTCAAGCAGTCGCTGTTGTAGCCGCTCACTTTCTCGAAGCCGAAGAACGATGGGTTGCCCTTGTCCACGTTGAAGTTGGCCTTGGCATGGAAGTAGGCGTAGGTCTCGTTGGTCGCGTCCACGCTCTGCTGGTCGGTGCGGAATAGGGCGCACGTCACGCTGTCGATGCTGGTGTTCATCGTGTCGCCTCCGTTGTAGGCATTCTGCGCTGGGGTCATGTAGTCCGCTCCCATGGCTCGCTGGGTCTTGTTCATCAGCTCCATGGTCGCTCCGTTGTTCGCGCCTGTCGAGTCGGAGTAGTCCACCTTGATGGTGATGGTCTTTACCCACAAGCCTCCGTCTATCACCTGCACTTGGCTCTTCGCGGCCATCTTCTTGGCCTTTTGGAACTTGGCCAGTGCCACTGGGTCGTTCTTGAAGTCCTCCTCTGTGTGGAGCATCTCTATCTTGCAGCCTTTGAACTTGCCTTTCTTGTTCTTCACGGGCCGCAGCGATGAGGTCGTGCCTTGGTTTGTGGTCGGCACGTTGTACACCTTGCAGTCCTGCCATGGCCTGTCGGGGAAACGGATTACCCAGTCAAAGTATGCCTTGGTCTTTTTGTCTCCGTCCAGCTTGTCGAGGTAGCCGGGGTAGCTCTGCTCGATGTCGGGGGTGTCGGCATTCTTCAGCAGGGTCACGCAGCATAGTCCTGCGTTCATGCACGCTTGCATGGTCGGCCTGTCCTTGGTTGTTCCCTCTGCGGTCTGCGAGGCCATCACTTGGTTCTTCTCGTACTCCGTCAGCATGGCTGCGGTGTCTTTCTGTCCCACCAAGTAGTTGTTGAATGCCTGTCGGTAGTTGTAGTAGGTGGCCCAGCCGATGGCACGGTACAGGTAGATGTCGGCTTTCGTGCCGTCAAACTTTATCTGCATGTCGTTGTGGGCAAACTTCCCGGCATTGTAATAGGTGGCTGCGGCCTCGTCTCCGTTCACATATATCTTGATGGAGCCTATGCCGCTGTATGGGGCTATGCTGGTCGGCTCTATCACAATGTCGAAACGTGTCTCCTTGTCAGTGGCATACAGGGCTACGGCTGTCTGCTGTGCGCCCAAGTCATCGGGGTTGGCTGCGGTTGCTCCATCACAGGTGAACACGAGTTTCTCGCCTGTCAAGTAGAAGCCGAGCTGGTTGTCGCCCAGGCAGTCGATGATGCGTGCCGTGCGGTCTTCCACATTTTTCACCTTTACCGTGAAACTCAGTGCCATGCCGTTCTGTTCGATGCTGGTGTTGGCGAATGGCTTGAACGAGCACACGGCTTTCATGTCCTCGGCTATGCGGAGTGCCATGCGTCCCTTGTCGTTCTCCGTGCCGTAGGTGGGCGTGCCGTAGGTGTCCTTGACAAATCCGTTGCTCGACCAGTTGCAGTTCTCAACGGTGATTTCCACTCCTCCGTCCTTGATGGTCTTGTCGGTCTCTCCGTTGCTGCGTGAGTCCATCGTGATGTTGAACTCGCGCATGGTAGTCACTTCCTCCACATCTACAAGCGAGCCATCAACAATGAATGTGGCGGTTTCTGATGCGCTGTCTCCGCACGTCACTTTCACCGACACGCTCTTTGTGCCGTCATGCACGCTCTCCTGCACTTGCTTGGTGAACGTGTTGGTCTGTCCCCGGTAGGCCACAGTGGTGGTCTCCTGCGCTCCGTCATACCACACCACGGCTTGCGGCTCGTCCGTGTCGGCTGCATACACGGCATAGTCCACCTCGATGTTCTCATAGAGTTTTCTCTTGCCTTGCAGCTGCTCGGTGTACCAGCGCATGCCCACTATCGGGGTGTTGTTGCCGCTCTCCACCACCATGACGGCAGTGTGGAGGTAGTTGCCCACCACGCCCGAACCTACATCTTCTCCGTGTATGCGCAGGGGGTATGCGCCATGTGTCAGTGTCTCGCCCAAGCAGCTCTTCGGGTCTATGGTGATGGAGTGCGAGTAGGTGTCGAGAACTACGCTTGTGCCGAGTGTCTGCCACTCTCCGTTTATGTATATCTCGGTTACTACCTTGATGCCTTTGTCCGATGCGTTGTTGGCAAACTTGTACATCGGTATGCTCTTGGCGGCTCCTCCTGCGGCAAGGGCGGTGCTTGCCGTGTAGTTGAGGGTCTGCACACTGCTGATGGTAACATCTACACCGCTCACGTTGATGTTCCTGCTGCCTGTGTTTCCTGCATCATCATAGGCGATAAGTTGGAAACGCTTGGTGGTGGCGGTTACGAAGTAGCTGCTCACGTCCATTTCGAAGTCGTAGGTGTCTCCGCTTGCCGATGACGCTCTGTTGAACATGAATGTCTCCAAGGTCTGCCCGGTGTCGCGATCTTTGAGCAGCACCTTTTCTATCATGTTGCTCAGTTCTTGGCTGCCTTGTGTGGTAACGCTTCGTACAGCAGCTTTCATCACCACGCTGCCGCCAGCCTTGGCATACAGCGGACTCTGCTCGAATTGTATGCTCACAATCGTACCTGTGCTTTCTCCGCCTCCTCCGCCTACGGCAAACTGCACCTCGTCGCCCACGGCTTCCTGCCCGGCATTCTGCAGTTGCAGCTTCACCACGCCCTGCGTCTCGGTGTCAATGTGCAGTGTGGTGGGTATGTTGGCGTATGCACCTCCTGTGGAGAATGCCTCCTTGCCGTCCTTTTCGGGGGTGTCCGAGGTCGGCACGGCATTGTTGCCGCCTCCTCCGAACTCCACCCAAGGTTTCAAGTCTGCCGGGTTGATGTCGTCCACGGTGCGTGTGAACTGGTAGGCTTCCCACTTGGGCGAGCCGTTGCTGGTCACATCGGCTGTCTTATAGGTCAGCACGACACCGCTCTTCATATACGATAGTCCGCTTTCTTTCTCCTTGTCCTGCACAGCTTTGATGGCGGTCGAAAGGGTGTACTCGGTGTCCTCGCAGATGTCGTTCACGTTCACCGTGTTGCCTATGGCACTGCCGTTCGAGCCGAAGTCTGTCCAGTTGGCTTCGTTTTTCCAGTCGGTCTCGGTTTCCTTGCCGTAGTTCGTCCACTGCTTGTTTTGTATGCCTGTCTCCGAAAGAAACGACAGCACGATACCGGGTTTCATGTATCTTGCTTTGTTCTTCAAATCGAAGATTTTTTCAAGCACCACGGAGAACGACACTTCACGGTCGCCCAACGACAACAGCACATTGGCGTTGATTGTGTTGCGGTTCAGCAACTCCGCGCTGTTCTCGTCTATCAGTTGTCGGCTGATGGTTGCCGTGCTCTCTGCCTCGCTCATGCGCTCCTGCAACTCCGCTCCCTCGTCACCGGGGAATGCCGTGCCGCTTTTATGACCGAGTGCCAAGTCCGAACCGATTACGACCAATTTCGTACCACCCCAACGGTAAGTCTTGTTGGTGGTTACGTCCATGAAGATTTTGCCGCTGTGGGGCTTGCGTCCCTGCATCGCCCCATCACCAAAGAGGTCTCCGTCCAACCAATTATTATAATAGGTAACGGTCGGACGCAGGTCAAAGTCTGACTCTGAGGGCTGCGAGTAGCACAATACAAACGTGTCGGAGTCTTTGTTGTACACTACGCTGCAATTCTCGTCCGTTGAAGATTTGCTGATTGACTGGTATTGCGCGGTAATGCCCGATACGATGCCGCCAAACTCCAGCGCATCGTCCACATATCCAGGCAGATACTGCGAGGGTACTTGTCCGTTCTCGTCCAAAGGTGCAAGTCCATCTGCAGTTCCCTTGGTGTTCTTGAATGCGGTGAGGTCTTTCTGCACACCGCTGATGCTGTTTGCCAGCTCGCTCTTGTTGTCGCTGACGGTTTTCTTCAGATTAGCAATGTCGGTCTGTGCCGTTCCCATCTGCGAGTTGAGGGTGTTAAGGCTGTCCGTGTGCGAGGTCTGCGTGCTGCGCAGGCTCTTGATGTCCTCCTTGTTTTGGTTCACATCTACTTTCACGGCTTCGAGGTCTGCAGTCATTTCCTCCACGGCCTCCATATACTCTGTGCTGTCCACGGTGGGGTTGCCTTTCAGCAATGGATTTCCGCTGCTGTCCACCTGCGCCACCCATGTGCCGCCGTCTGCCACATAGAGCTGTCCCAAGTGGTCTGATGATGCGCTGCCCTCCACGGTCACCAGTGCCCACCAACCCTCGTGTGGGTTGGGGTATGCCTCGCGCAGTTGCGCTGCGGTCTTGAACAGACCTTTGTTCGGTCCCTTGATGTTCTTGGCTTCAAGCCAACCCTCAACCGTCAGGTTGTGGCCTACGGTCATGGAGCCACGCACCGTACCCGAACCGCCCATGCTGACGTTGCGGCCTACGGCCACATCACCGTCTATCTGTTTTGTTGGTATTGAACTCATTCCATTATTGATTTTGCCAAGGCGTTCAACTGCTCTGCTTTGACGGTCGCGCCAAAGGCGGTTAGTACTAATGCTGCCGTGGTATAGACTACGGCTGTGTAACAACGCTCGGAGATGTCGATGCCGTCCTCATCGTCTATCTTGGGATAGGGTATGTAGGTGGCTCGCTTGACGTAAGCGTCCTCGCTGTTGCAGCTGAAGAACTCCAACGCCTTGCCCTCGGCTCGGTTCACCACCGCGCACACTGGTTTCTGCACGCTGCCTCTCACGCCCTTGTATCTTGACGATTGCAGGTCATAGAGTGGGTCGTCCACCGAAATGGCATTGTAGCAAGTGCGCTCCCAGTCGCTCATGCGGAATGCTATCAACCGCATGAAGTCATCGGGGAGCAGCACCCAACCGCTGCCGTTGTCCTCCCAATACACGGCCTCGCCAAACTCGTGTCCCTCTTCCAAGAGATACACGGGAGCTGTGGTCTCAACCCTGCGCACGGCTTCCTCTATCTTCGAGCGTATCACTTCATTCAACGACAAGGTGTCAATATCCTCATCGCTGATGAGCTGCTCACTGGTCTTGTTCTCGTCTATGGCGATGCGAACATCTTGCTCCACGACTTCGATTTTGTACACCATATCGTCATTCCTTACTTCTCGTTGACAAACGTGATTTTCACTCCGTAGGTCGCGCCAACGGCCTTGATGTCCTCACGGTTGCGCATCGAGCCGGGCTTCACGCCAAAGTTCTTGAAGATGTAGTCCTTGGCCTCTTGGTTGTCGGTGAACTCCACCTCGGTCTTGCCCTCTGCCGTATTGTCCTCGGCTGCGGTTTCTTCGCTTGTGGTGTCCTCTTCGGCCTCCTCTTCTGTGATGTCAGCCACCTCGTCCTCGATAGTTTCCGCATCTGCCTCGTCCGTTGGTGTTACAACACCTGCGTTTACCTCCTCTGTCGGCTCGTCTGCCGTTTCCTTGGTGTCAGCGTCCTCCGTCACAGGCGTAGTATGGCTTGAAAAGGCTTCAGTAGGCTTATTGTCAATCACAGCCTTTGCCGCAACCTTTGCCGTCCGTGTGCTCGGCTTGGCAGGGTTGCGCTCAATATGCAGCTCCTCGTCAAGCTCAATGGTGCTCACCACATGTATGCGGCCTTTCTTGAAATCGCTGCTGTTCTCTATCGCGTGCTGCACGATGAAGTCGCTTGTCGTGTACTGTGCAGGGTTCTGTCCCATGGCGGTAATGGAGCCGTCCGTGAACATTACTTTGAGTGTGGCTCTGCCTATCTTGATAATGGCTTGGTATTCCATCATGCCGTACACTCCGTAGGTTATTCTCTTCTTTTTCATTTTTGTTGTCTGATTATTATAAATAAAGGCGGACGGCATTGCTACCTATCCGCCTCTATTGGTTGATGATTGGTTTAATTAAACTTCGGATTACTCGGTGGCCATCACATCACCTGCATACTCCACCCATGCTGCGCTCTTGTACTGCCACATCTGGCCGCACACGGCTTCCGCGTTGATGGCAGGGCAGTCCTGCAACAGATAGTACACGCCACCCTCAACAGGGCTTTCGGGTGCTTCCGCGCTGTCCCAAAGGTGGATTTGCGTTGCGCTGGTGTTCTCGCTGTCACCCTCACCGTTGATCCAGATATGGCACGAGCCTTTGAGTGCGAGTGCGTCCCACACAAGCATCGACTCGCGTGTTGCCTCCTCGCCCTCCATGCGGTCTTTCGATGAGTGCTCGGCCGAGTACTGGTAGTGTACGAGGCGGTCGGGCGCAACGATGAACGCAGAGTTGCTCCACTTCAAGCGGTCAAGTGTCGGGTCGTGCTTGAACTCGATGTCTCCGAACACGGTGTGGAAGTTGGTCACTACCCAGCCTACAGGGTTGGTCTTGGTCGAAATCTGAATTTCCGGGTGCTTAGAGTAGTCGATGCACTGGATGTTCTCCAAGAAGTTCTTGCCTGCAAGGGCTATCACGCTCTTGGGCACGTCCTCGCCTGTAAAGGTCATCTTCGCCAAGGCGATGATTTCCTCAATCGTCCACTTGCCTGTGTGCTGGATTTCCTTCTTCACTTGGTAGCGCACACCCTCGGTACAGTACACATACTGCACTCCTGCCTTTTCGGTCTGCACCTTGAACTTGCCCTTGCGTCCTGCGTAGAGCGTGCGGTTGCCGCGCACCTTGAAGTTGGTGATGGCGGCCTCTGCAATCACAGCCTTGCCGAATGGAATTTTCTTCTTCTGCGCCTCGTAGTAGTCAGATACAATCTGGTTCATGCCGCGCTTCTGAAGATACACCGTCTGTCCCTGTGGAACGATGAGGTCGGGGTCAACCTCTTTCTGCGTCTCGTAGAGGGCGTTGGAGAGGATGATGAATGTTGTGCCCTGCGGAATTTCGGGCGTAGTGCAATACTCGTCCGTGCTGTTGGTCTTCGGACCGTTCACGGCTCTGCAGATGGGGTTGCCCGATGCAGGGTCGTGGCCTGTCACGAACAGCATGAGGTCTTTGCCCGGTGTCTTGGTCGTTCCGTCCTCGGCATAGCCGTCCACGCCCTTGGCGAGCAGCGTGCCGTAAGGTCTGGGAATTTCCGCATCGTTGGAGAGCAACGGCAGGATGAACTGCTTGGCTGTTCCTGCGGTCACCTTGGTTGTCGATGTCACGCTGGAGCGCGGCTCGTCAATCATGTAGTGCTCCACCTCGGGCGAATTCACCTTTACTTTCTTCGCTTTCAGCATGAGCTGCATAAGCGGTGTGTCGTCACTCTTGAACTTGTAGAGTTCCTGGTCGAGGTCGCTCTGTACGAGGTTGCCCGGACCGACTCCGCCAGTCGCATCTGCCACTCCGCTGATGGTAGTGGGTGCTCCCGACACTTGGCTTGCTACACCGGCTGTGCCCGGTGTTGGGGTGAGATTTTTACCACCTACTTGTACGGTTTCTCCGTCCATGTCTTGAAATTTTAGTTTGTGAATAATGTTATTTGCTATCGGTCTGTGCGAGGTTGCCGGGGGCTATACCGCCTGTCGCGCTCGCGAGATTGCTTACTGATGCCATTGCGCCCGGCAATTGGGTGCAAAGTCCTGCGCTACCCTTGGTGGAGCGCAGCGTCTTTCCCTCCGGGGGAAACTTCACGACTTCTCCTTTCATGGGCTACATCGCTTCATTAGCAAGGTCAAATATGCTCTGTTGCTTCTTCTGCTGTGTGGGTGAGCCTCCGTTCTTTCCGTTGAGCGGTGCTGTGCCGTCTCCCTTGTCGCGCTTGCGCAGTCCCTCCACAATCTTGTCGTTTCGTCCTGCCACACGTCCCTCCTCGCCAGCGTTGGCTACATCGGCATCATGGTTGATGGCATTCACAAACAGCTCCAAGGTCTCGCGTGAGAACTTGCCCATCACTCCGTCCTTGACAACGGTGAGCATAGCATTGGCCACCTCGTCTATCTGCTCGTCTGTCATGCCGCGCTCCTCTTGGAACTGGCGCAGGGTCTCAAGCGTTGCGTCCATGTTCTTCTCATACTCTTCATCGAGCTGTTTCGACTTGGCCACACGCTCCACATACTCCTTGTTAGCCTCGGCTATCTTGTCCTGCATCTCGGGGTCGTCAAGCACGTCCTTGATGTCCACTCCGAAATTCTTCACAAGGCCGAGCACAGGGTCTTGGCCGTTGTGCATGTCGGCAAGAAACTGCGCACTCCTCGGGTCTGCGGCAAACATGTCGGACATGGCTTTCTCCCTGCCCTTGTAGCCGTCAAGGTCGTGCTCGTATTGGTCGTAATCATCGGAGATCTGACCATAGATTTCCTCATCGTCCTCGAACTTCTTGTCGGGGTATTTCTTTCTCAGCCGCTCCAGCTGCTGGTCGCGTCTGCTCTTAACTCCATTGTTTTCAGCCATTATCTTAACTTTCTTATGATTGTGTAATATTCGTATGCAAAAATAGCCATATAAGAGGTGGACTGACTTTTAACTTTTGTGAGTTGCGTTGAGTACCTTTGTATAGAACAGAACCGTGATTTTTATGAAATACTTTGGCAGCATATTGGATTTTACAAGGGAGCGCAATGCCGACCTTATGAGGGTGTACCGCGACAGACTTGCCGAGGCAAGCATCATCATCATGCCTGTTATCTTTCAGTTGGTGGCCGACTCTCCAGCTTCGCGTTTCTGGGTGAGCGAGGAGCGCGCGGCCATTGTCATTTCCGCTATGGCGGCAGGAAAGCCCATGCCGCGAATGAGGAGCAACAAGCGTGAGATGTTCGAGGAGATTTACCGCAGATACCTCCTCATGCGTGAGGATTATCCCGACAAGTCGGTCTATGAGTTGGTTACGAAGATAGTCAATCAACCTGCGCCCAAGTTCTACCTCACGCCTCGCACGGTCGGGGAGTTTATTTACCGCATAAAGAATGGATGGTATGACAACCAATACGATAGATACAGAGATTGCCGCACTGCTTGCGGAGAATGACAGGCGCAATGAAATCATGTTCGCCAAGTTTGACCCTGTTACTGGTGAGGGGTCTATTGGTAAACGTGTCCGTGTCAGCATTGCCGACTTTGCCATTCCTGTTCAGTGGTTGCCTGTGGAGATGATGGATATTCCGCTTGTCAAGAAGTTGGTCAAGGCTGGCTCTATCGACAAGTTTCTCTCGTCCGTGATGCACGTTGAGCCGAATGACGATGACTTCATCAAGGTGTCGCGCACGCTCATACGCTTGCGCTACAAGCACGACTTTCCTTTTTGGACGGCTACGCTCGTCTATATCCACAACAAGGATGCAGGAAAGGACGTGCTTTTTCGTCTGTGGTATCCGCAGCGCATCCTCGTGTCGCGCTTTGAGGCGAAACGAAAGGCAGGATTACCTATCCGTCTTATTCTCTTGAAAGCGCGTCAGTGGGGCGGCTCCACGACTGTGCAGCTCTACATGGCATGGTTGCAGTTCTTCCACAAGAAAGGTCTCAACTCACTCATCATCGCCCACCAAGGCACGGCATCGGACGAAATCAAGGATATGTTCGACCTCATGATTAAGAAACACCCGGTGGAATTTCTTCACAAGTTGGGTGAGGTCTATTCGGAGAACGAGCCTAAGTTGGTCGGTGTCGGCAAGTCGGGTTCTACGTACCGTGTGCCACAACGAGACTGCAAGATTAAGGTGGGTACTGCCGAGCGTCCTAACGGTTGCCGTGGCGGTGCTTACTCGTTGGTGCATCTTTCCGAGGTAGGTCTGTGGAAAAAGACGGAGGGCAAGTCGCCCGAAGATATTGTGCGTTCCGCTTGCTCTGGTATTCTTGCACGACCTTACACAATGATTGTCATGGAAAGTACTGCCGATGGTGTTGGCACTTACTTTGATGCAGAATATACGGCCGCTGCTGACCCTACTGTCAAGTCACAGTTTGAGGCACTTTTTATTTCTTGGTTTCAGATTGAGCATTACTCGCGTCCTTTCGACTCTGCCGAAGAACTACGCGCCTTTGCCAAATGGCTTTGGGAGAACCGCAACAATGCCTACACTCCGTCCAATCGTGAGGAGAGTGGACGCTATCTGTGGTCGTTGTGGGAAAAGGGGGCTACACTGGAGGCTATCCATTGGTATATATACGAGCGTGCTGGTAAGAATGACTTTGCGGTGATGGCTGCGGAGTTTCCGTCTGACGATGTGGAGGCGTTTGTTCATGCAGGTACAATGGTGTTCGACAAGTATCTTGTCAAGCAGTTTGAGCCATATTGCCGCAAGCCTAAGTTTGTTGGCGAGGTCTATGCCGATGCCGACGAGGGCGAGGAGGCTCTTTCCAATCTCCGTTTCCGTGAGGACAGGCAGGGCTTACTTTCCATTTGGGCTATGCCCGAGAAGTTTGACGATTACGAGGTTACCGACCGCTACCTTACCGTGGTCGATGTGGGCGGACGCTCCAACAAGGCGGACTGGTCTGTCATCGTGGTGTTCGACCGTCTGAGCATGATTGACGGCAGTGAGCCTCCGTCTGTCGTGGCGCAGTGGTACGGCCATTGCGACATCGACCGCCTCGCATGGCGTGCCGCGCAGATTGCTGCTTTCTACAACGACTCGCTGTTGGTCATCGAGTCCAACACCTTGGAGACGCACGACAAGGAGCGACAGGTGGAGGGTGGCGACCAGTCGCAGTATATCCTCAATCAGATTTCAGACATCTATCCCAATCTCTACGCTCGCAAGCAGTCCGAGGACGAGATACGCGAGGGTGCGCCTCGCAAGTATGGTTTCCACACGAATGTGGCCACCAAGCCGATGATTATCTCTACCTTGGTCAAGGTCATTCGCGAGCGTCTGTATATCGAGCGCGATAAGCGGTGTCTTGACGAGTACGACACTTATGAGCGCAAGCCGAATGGCGCGTATGGTGCTATTGTCGGCAAGCATGACGACTTGCTTATGACGCGTGCCATCGGTCTGCACATCTGCTATCGCGAAATGGAGATGCCCGAATTTGTGCCTATCACAAACCGCACACTCCGAAAAGACAGAAGCCCCGTCTCCGAGGCTTCCATATAGAATCAGTAAAGCCCCACAACGTCCCTTTGGCTTAGTCGCCTAAGGAGGCTTAGTGAGGCTTATTTTTTATGTCGGTTGCATCATCTGCTGTGCCTGGTTCACGGCTTGCATGTTCGCTCCCTGCTGAACCTGCTGTGCAAGTTCTGGCGACATTCCGTCCGGCACTTGCCCTTGCTCCAACTGCTCCCTCTGCGACTTGATGCTCTGCAGCAACTCGTCTGCAAATGGGAAATCTCCGTGTTCAAGCAACTGCTCCACACTGATTGCCTTGGCTTGCCACAACTGCATGAGCATGTCGTTGGTCAAGGCGCGGTAGGCTGGCGTGGCGGTGCTTTCCACAATGCTTAGGTCAAACTCCACATCGCGTATCTTCCGTGGATCGTACTCCACGATGGTGGAGTTCTTTCCTGCAATGTTGAATACGCGCGGTGTGTCGTAGAACTGCTGTATGTTCTTCACGTCCTTGTACGCTCCGTCTCTGATGAATGCCGAGAACGTGTCGAGCAGGTCAAGCAGCGAGGTGGTGGCGTTCTGCGCCTGTTGGTTATACAGACTGGCTGACATGCCCGAATAGCCGGGCTTGCCCTGCAACGCTCCGTTCACGCCCGATATGTCCTCGAAGAACTTCAGCTGCATGTTCAGCAACTCCGAGATGCCTATCTGCGTGCAGTTGTTGGCTATCTGCTGCGGCAGTGCCTGTCCTGCCTTGGGCTGCTTTATCATGATGATGCCGTTGAACCTTGCCCACTCGTCCGCAACATCTTCCATCGACATGCCCTTGGGCAGACATTCTTCCGGGAACAGCAGCACACCCTTGGCTGACGCTCGCATTATCCAGTCGTACATCGTTATCAAGCGGTTGGTGTACCGCTGCTGGTCTATCACGTTGCTCACAAACGAGTGTATCTCTCCGTCTATGAATGGGTATGCCTTGAACACATAGGGGTGGCTCTTGTGCTCGTAGGGTGTCTCGCCCTCTTCAAGTATGTCTCCGAATGGGGTGAGCATGTAGTAGTACCAGTATGAGTCCATGAACCACTCATAGCGGATAAGCGGCACATCGTCCTCGCTCATGCCCAACTCTCGCGCCTGTTGCAGTCGCTTCTCATTCTCGTCAAGCACAAGTTCCTTGAAGTCCTCCATGTCCACCTTGAACACGTCTCCGTTGTTCACGTCATGGCAGCGCACTCTCTCCTTGCTTTCCTTGCGCCACACCTCAATTACCCTGCATCGGCTCTGGTCGTAGGGCACGAGGAAGTCGTAGTAGCCTTGCAGGGGATAGCCGAAGTTGTCATACATGGCACTGAGATACGATTTGTCCTTGGCATACTTGTATATCTCGGCCAGTCGGTCGTAGTCGGCCTTGCTGTGGGCAAAGCGTCCGCACAAGTCCTCAAACGAGATGTCGTGTATCTCGCCCAAGCAACTGCAATCCCAACCTCTAAAGTCCCTCATGTTGTTGTCGATGAAGAAATTGTTGGGCTGCACATAGTCCGTCCAGCAGTCCAGCTTGTTTTCTCGCCAGCCGTACCACTTCCGCTGCACCACAAATCCCGATATGAGGAACTCTTCCATGCACCTTGCGTTTATCTCGGTCATGCGGTTCAGCTGCATGTTGCATTGCAGCACGGTACTCATGGTTTCGCCATACCGTTGCTCGTCTCTGTCTCTTGCCGTGCAGGTCGGCTCTTTGGCTTGGCTGCGGTACACGCCAAGCACGGCTTGCACCATGCGTCTGATGAGGTTGTTCTTCAGCGGCACGTTGCCTTGTTTCTTGATGAGTTCCTCTTCCTTCATCATCTTGCCGTTCACGCATACATAGTCATCCCACTGTCTACCGTAGGTGTAGTTTTTGTTCCTCTCACGGTCTCTGCGGAATGTCTCCATCGCAAGCCAATACTGCTGTGCTTGCCACAACACCTCAAAGGCACGGTTATTGCCCATCGTGCGCCTTGCATGGCTCACGCTGTCCAATTCCTTTTGCGGCATCACACGGCTCATTCTATGTAGTTTCTTTGTTGCCATATTCATTGTGTAATTTGGGACGATGCAAAGGTAATCCCTTGCACCGTCCCTCATTGTTTAACTATTGTTGCTTTCCGTTCCTTATCTCATTCACGGCATCCACAAGTTCTTTCTTCTTCTCATTGAGTTCGGCTTCAAGTTCCTTACGTTCATCGTCCCTCAAAGTCTGGTCTTTCAACTCCTCGTTGATGTCGTCAATGTCACCCGAATACTCCTCGTAGGTTTCCAAGATGCGGTACTCTGGCGAGTTGTTCAGCCATGCTATCTTGTCGGCATAGTCAAACACTCCGTCTGCCGTATCGTTCTCGTAGTGGTTCAACCGGGTGCGCAACCGCTCGCTTTCGTTCTTTATTCTGAAATACTCGTTGTTGATTGCACGGTACTCTGTACGCTCGTCACCACTCTTGACAAGTCGGTTCAGCAACAGGAAACTGCGAGGGTCATACTCTCGGTCGCCAAAGACGGTTTCTCCCATCTTTGTGAGTTTGTCAACCGTTGACGATACTCCGCCAAAGACACCGTTCAGCAGGTATTCCACCTGCGCAGGGTTTATGTCAATCTTGCCGCTTGTATAGGCATCGCCACCAGTGGCTTCGTTCAGAGCCTTTGAGAGTCCTACCAAATATTTGTTGGCACTCTTGTACGCCTTAGTCCATTCGGGCATTTCCTTGTTGAAAGGAGTGTCCTTGTATATCGGCATACCAGTCCATCCCTCGTTGGTCATTACTTCCGCAACAGGCTTGACGGCACTCGGAATGAAAGACTTGAAGCTGCCGCCTCCCTCCATGAAGTCGATAGGCAACATCTGGCTCACTTGACTTGCAATTTGATTGGCAAGTTCACCTGCGGTGTAGTGTTCCTTGCCGCTCATCGCGCTCACCATCAGCTCACCCATGCCATACATGGCTCTGTATTCCACAGGGAGAGGAATGCTTATCCACGACTCTTTCATGCCCGGTGTGCGGAATACGATATTGCTCCTGCGCACATATTCGGGCAAGTTATAGTAGTCGTTCTTGTTCTCATCGTCTCCATCATCACCGCCAATTCCTGCCATCAATGCACCGAGCAGGAACATTGTGGCGGCTCCTGCAACCGCTTTCTTCGGGTGTCGCTTTGCTTGCCGTCCGAAGTTGGTTGTGCCTTGTATGGCGGCATTCCAGAACACATAGAAACTGCGGCCAAGTCCCGAGGTGAATGCGGCTACATTGCCGACCTTTTTCTGACCATTCGCACCCATGAACTTTGCGCCACTGCCTTTCTTGTTGAAATTCACGCTTATCTCCTTGGCATCATAGATGCTGCGGTCAATGGAGCGTTTCATCTGCCGTGAGGTCATAAAGGCGACAAAACGTGCGCAGTTCTCCACTGCCCGGTTGTACTCGTCAAGACGCTCACCCAACAAGTCCCAAGCCTTTCTGACTGGCATCTGTCCGCTGTTCTTCTTCAACTCACGCTTGATGTCGTTCTTGCGCTGCTCAATGTCACGGATGTTGGCATAGCCTGTCTCACCGCCATTCATCATGAACTGGTGGAACATCTTTTCCGTATCATCGTTCATGTCAAGTGTGCCATTGCGCAACTTGGCAAGGAGCGACTTCATCTTGGCAGGGTTCACCTTGGCAAAGTTCTTGTGGAAACGCCATGCGTAGTTTGGGCTTTCCTTTACCCATACCATTGTGTTGGCATAGAGCGCATCCCTTACAAAGTTCGACACCACGAAGTCGGGGTTTCGTGTGGTGTAGAATGCGGACAACTGGCGGTTTATGGTTTCTCCCACACGCAGGATTGCACCGATTGCGCCCGATGTGTCATTGTCGGGGTTGGTCTGTCCGTTCAACGCTTGCGCGGCTCTCGGGTTGCCATTGATGGTGAGGATGATGTCCCTGCCGTTTCTTTTCACAAGCACTTGGTGCTGTCTGAGGTCGCGGCTCTCCAAGACTCTGTACGGAAATTCGGGATTGTCCTTCTGTTTCTTGAAGTGCGCGGGGTCGTTATATGCGGCTTGCCGTATTGCGTCCTCGAAGTCACGCATCTTGCGCTCCACATCGCGAGGGCTGTCGTCCTCCTCAATGCGCTCCGTGCCTTGCAGGTCACCCGAGTTGATGGGTTGCCACTCGTCAGTCGCGTCATTGTGCCACAGCCACAAGTCGCTCACACTCACAAGGTCGCTCGGGTGGTTTAGCGCGAAGTTCAAGAATTTCTGCTTCACTAATGTATTGCGGTTGCCCTGCATTATCGCGCTCTCGGCCATCGCCTCCATGTTGGCAAACGGGTCGTCGGCCTTGCTCTTGCGTCCCTTGGCGGTTTTGATGGGAGCGTTGAATGCGCTGTGCTTGTCAGAAAGATAGGCATACGCCTCGTCACTCGTCTTGTCGTCAAAGCCACGCAACGGTATGTAGTTCTTGTACATTCCGCTGATGTCATTGTATGTGGCCTTGCTGATAAGTCCGCTCTCGTAGGTTTTCAGCAAGGTGGCATAGTTCACTGCGTTCACCTTGTCCCACAAGTCGTTTGTGGCGTGCCGTCCCTCGTAGTCCGTTACCATGCGCTGTGCCTCATTCTCCGCGTCCACAACATTGTCAGTACCTGTCAAGGCGGTAAGTCCTGCATAGTCGCGTCCTCGGTTCTCAAAGTATAACTCCTCCTCACGGTCGTGTTTGCGCTGCTTCACATCGTCAAGCGTGTCTGCCGCATCTTGATCGAGTGGGTCTATGGCTGCGGCTCGCTCAGCCTTGCGCAACTCTATCCTAAACTCCTCACCAGCTTGCTTCTCGGCTGATCTGCGTGCCATTACCTCGTTACGCTCCAATCCGTGCTTAGCCATCATATAGTCAGTCAACTCAGCACGCTCGTCCGCTGTCTCAGCAAGTTTCGCCACCTCCTCAAGCATAGGTTTGAACAATGTCTGCGCAAATGCTGTACACTCTGCTTGGTTTACAGAAGAAAGGCGATTTTCACCAAGATAGGCGTTCTCATATCCAGCTACGTCCTCTATGTAAGCCTTTTTGCCCTCTGCTTTGAGTATTGCGTCCATAGCCTCTTTCAGACCGAGCATACTATCTTGCAGAGCCTCCTGCGTCTGGTACATTCCACGGCTCACACGCTGCTCGTATATGTCACGTGCCATTGCCTTGTTGTACTCCACACTGTCGCCATCGCGGAACTTCATGCCCCCATCGGGGTCGGTCTCTGGACTATGGTTGTCCTTTGCAAGTCCTGTCTTGTCGTGATACTCGCCAGTATCAAGCAAATCAGAAATACTTTCTGCAATGGCACTCAATGTTCCCGCAGGTGCTTTGCGAATATCCTCTTTGAAGTAAACATACTCGTTTGCAAACTTCCCATCTTCTGCATGAAATCTGTTAGGACTTCGTTTAGTCTTGATAACAATGCTTTCGACAGGCTCATCACCGACATTTGCTGCGTTGATGTTATGGTTGCTCACTCTGATAGTAAACACCTTGCCATTGGGCGTTTCAAATGAGCCATACCCACTTCCAGTGCTGCCTCTTGTCAGACCAAGACTATTGCTTAAATCTGATATAAAGCCCTTGCTGTCAGTTGTATTCTTGTATGTTTTTGCAACATTTGCAAGTGCTTCTTTGGCTTTCTCACGTTTTTGCTGTACCTTTGCAGCGTGTTCAACATCAGTAGGCTCTAAGTGCTTAAGTGCTGCCTCATTGAGTTGGGCACTTTTTTTATGTCCATCACTGAACTTCGTCTCACCAAACCCTGTCTTTCTCCGCATTACCTCGGTATCGGCTGCGTCAAACACATCGGGCTTACCTCCGTTCTTTTTGCGCTTGTATGCTTCGTGCAGGACAAACGCCCATTCCTTATCACCCCATTTCTTCTTGCCAGGGATTTTCAATCCGTCAAGCAACTTTTGAAGGGCTTTTTGGAGCATGGACTTCAACTTGCCCCAGAACGTAAGTTCCTCGGCACTCATCTTCTCAAAGCCTTTCTCACCGATGCGCCCTGCAAGGTCTGCTCCGTATTCCTCCGTGGCATCACGTTTGAACTGCTCGCGCTTCTTGCTTGCCTCGGCATGAGCCTCTGCCATGTCCGCATAGTAGGAGGCGTTGCTGTCCTCGCCATTGGCCTCATGCTCCTTGCGCTTCTTCTCGCGGAGTCTGTCCACCTCGGCATCGTACATCTTCTGCGCCATGCGGTCAATGCTGTTCCGTATCTCGTCTTTCGACACGCGGTAGAGTTCATCGAGCGCATTGTTCAGTTTCTCCTCTTCGGGGAACAGCACACGCAGTCCGTCATGCCCCACAACCTCATGGATAAACGTGTTCTCCACATCTGCCATGTTTGCGTTGTTCGGCACAACAATGGTTACTTCACCAGTCAAAGGATTAAAGCTGCCTTTCATTCTGCGCTGGCGTGTACTCGGCAATGCGGCCACCTCCTCGTCCGTGCGGATAATGCGCACAGGTGTATGGAGCCGCTCTGCCAACTCGTTCACACGCTCGGCCATCGCATTGTTCATCGCCTCCTTGGGTTCGCCCACCCACTTGCCAGACATCTTGGCATTGATGCGTGCAATGTCCTCGTTGGTCATGAATGGTGCGTGTCCCTCGCGTCCGGGGATAACATCACGGTTCTCCATATTCTGCCTGTCAAGTGCAAGGCTTTCTTCGGGAGTGAGTTCTTTACCGTCCAACTCAAAGCGGTAGCCCATCTTCTCCAACTCTCTGCGCACCTGCGGCACAAAGCGGTTGTAGTCGCGGTGGCTCTTCAATGCCTCACGCTTGCCGGGGTGTTTCTTCCAATATTCGTCAATGAGTTTGGCTTCCTCCTCGCGCGTGAGCACTTTGTCTATCTTGCTCCAGCGTGAGAGGTAGAGCGTGCGGCCGTTGTTCCACTGATGCGCTCCTGTGGGCAGTAGGGCATAGTCGGTATGGAATGGTTCGTCAATCTCCGATTTCGGAATGAGGCTGCGCACCACAACAAGGTTCGGACGCTTGTACGCCTCGCCAAACTGGGTGTTAAGCGGTGTCTCGATGGCATGGTCATAGGGGTCGTATGCCGCCCACAAGCCTTTGTCCTCGGGGTTCTTCTTCAAGAAGTATTGCAGCTGTGCGTCCTTGGTCTTGGGTTTCACGAACTTCAATCCGTCATTTATCTGCAACTCTGTGGTTTTCTTGCCGTCCACCACGATGTAGCCGTTCTTGTTGAGTTCGTCCAACTTGCGCTGCTGCTCCTCGGTGAGTTCCACCTTTGGAGGTGCAGAATAGTTCCAACGTCTGCCTTCCAATGTTCTGCGCTCGCCTGTCTCGGCATCGGTAAATGCCATAGGTGAACCCAGTGCATCATCCTCAAAGGCTTGCACATTGCGATATACAGGCACAAGCTCGCTGTCGGGCAATGCCTCCAATTCCTGCGCCTTTGGATCATCGTCCTCAAGCAAACGGAACTTGGTCTTGTCTTCCGTTGTATCGTCCTCATCGTCTGTGACAATATCGGTTGCTGCCTCCACACTTGCGTCCATCTCGGCATACTTCTTTTCCTTTTCTGCCAACTCCTGTTTCATGGCCTCGGTGTATTCCTCCAACTGACGCTCGGCTTCTTCGAGTTCCTTACCAAACTCAAACGGTTTGCCCTCACGTGCTTTCAGTTGTTCCAACTCTGATTTGCCACGTTTCGCCATGCGTGCGGCAATGTCAAAACGCTCTGCGAAGTCCTTACCTGTGATTACATTCTCGGTGATGTCCTCCACGGCATTGCGCAAGAGGGACTGCTTGACAGGTATGTCGGTCAGTCCGAGTTCGGGGCATGAGTAGGTCATTTTGCGGTGTACCTCGGCAAAGAGCGAACCGCCATTGTTCACCGTTTCACGCGACATCTCGGTCTTGACAACGAAGTCATAACCGCCCAACGACAGGGTGAGCGTGTTGGTCTGTGCCGAATTGCCGGGGTTCTCTTTCATGGCCTTTACCGCATCGAGGATTTTCTTGTTGTGTTCCTTGATGAAGTCTGCCATGCCGTCCACGGAAGTGAATTTCTGCTTGCCGATGGTTATGTCCGTAAACTTGCCACCAGGGAATGCTTTCTGCACGGCAAGCAGATGGGCATTGGCTTCCTCGGCACGCTGCTCTGCCGTCTTTATCTTTCCCTCCAACTTGGGTTTGGCATTGTGGATATAGGTCTGGTCGGCCTCCCACTGCCTCCTGCGGCTCTCGTACTTGCGCACGTTCTTCTCCGCGTTGTTCTTCAGCAGGGCATACTCACTGCCCGAAAGCTGCGCCACGGTATCACCGAACACATCTTCTTCCTCTTCAAGCACACGGTTGTTCATGCTGTCCTGCATGAGGCGGTCGCCCTCCATCACGCTGTCGGCAATCGCTCCCTTGGTTTTGAGTCGCTGATAGGCGGTTACGTCAAGGCTGTCCTCCACACCAAAGCGAAGAACACGCACAGGCTTTCCCCATTTCTTGTGCAGGTTGCCTTGTCTGAGGATACGTCCGTTGCGCTGCGTGTAGTCCATCGGTCTGTTGGGCGCGTCAAGGTGGATAAGGGTGTGCAGACGCTCCTGAATGTTCACGCCTGTACCGAGGGTGGCGGTACTGCCGAGTACCACACGCACCTCGCCACGGTTCACCTTGTCGAAGATGTCAAGTTTCTGCTTTATCTTCATACCTGCTTTCATTACAACCACTTCATTGGCTGGCACACCCTGCTCAATGAGTTTCCGCTTGATGTCCTCATACAGGTTGAAACCGCTGCGCTTATTCTCGTAGTTGTCGGCAAATATGGCCACCGTTCCCTTGTAGTCGTTCGTTTCTTTCAGCGAGCGCAGAGTTTGGCGCACGGCCTCGTTGGTCTTGCTCCTTGGGTCATCCTCCGCATCCACCTGTACCAACCGTGCATCCACTGCCGCTCTTTGCGCTATGCCATACATGGTGAGGGGGATGCTGCTGTTCGCCTTTTTCTCCTTGCCGCTCATTTCATCAAAGCGTTTGAGTTCATCGCGCACATACTTCATCACGCTGCGCAGGGCGCGTGTCTGTGGCAGATAGATGTCTTGTGCCTTGCCGCCCTCCATTTCGGGTATTTTCTTCACCAACTCGGTTTGCTCCTTGGTCAGCGCAGTGTCTGAAACACTTGACCAGATACGCACCAGTTCGGGCATATTTGTATATCCTGCAAAACGGTTCACCTCCTCAAATCTGCCACTTGTCTTGAATTCGGGCATCTGCTGTATGTTGCCGAAGTTGCGCACGAAGTCGTCAAAGTAGTAGATACCGTACTCCTTCATGGTGTCCTTTGGCATGAGGTAGCGCATGAAAGTCCATATCTCTGCGGCTGTGTTGCTGATAGGCGTACCAGTGGCGAAGATGACGTTACGTCCGTTGTTCTTCTCCAACACGGCCTGTGTCTTTAGATACACGCCTTGCGACTTCTTGCTGTACGATGGGTCAACGCCTTTCACACCGTGCTGCATGGCTGTGGCAAATCCGAGGTGCTTGTATTCGTGCGCCTCGTCAATGAGCAGTGCGTCAATACCCATATCGTCAAAGTTCTCCACATCGTCCGTCCTGCGGTCGAGCATTTCCTGTGCCTTGACTGCCGCATTTTGCTTGGCTACGGCTTTCTTCTTCTCGTTGTTGGCGGTGCGCTTCTTCGATATGTCGTCCGACAATGCGGCCATTTCCGCTTGCAGGTCGGCCAACTCCTTTTCGGCTCGTCTCGTTATCGGGTCTCTGCCGCTGGTGTCTGCTTCACGCATCTGTTCAAGCACAAGCATCTTCTCGTCTATCTTGTCTTGGATAAACTGCATCTGACGCTCATCGCTGTCGGGGATTTTATCCAACGTACTTTGTGGAATGATTACCATGTCCCAATCATTGTACTTTATCTTGGCATAGAAATTCTTTCGTCCCTCCGCGTTGCGGTCATTATCATCAAGCACAAGCACCTTGGCATTGGGGTATAGTTCCTTGGCCGAGGCAGCAAACTGGCCTACGGTGGCGTTCTGTACCACAATCATAGGTTTGTGTGCCGTGCCGAGTCTGCGCATCTCCATAGCGGTGGAGATAAGGGTGAAGGTCTTGCCCGTGCCTACCTCATGGGCGAGCAACAGCGGCTGCATGGTGCCGCGCACGATGGCCTTGCCTTGGTGTGGGCGCATCTTGAACTTGTGGGTCGCGCCTCCGAAGTATTCGGGTACGAAGTCATCGGGGATGCTCATTGGCACATAGTTGTTGAAGCGGTCGTTATACTCTTGCTCCATGCGTGCCGACAAGTCCGCATCGCTCTGCATCTTCTGTCGTGCCCAGTCCTTGAAGTCCTGCCGTATCTCGTCTATCTTGGCGGCACACGCTGATGTGGCCTCGCGGTCGGTGATGGTCTCCGTTGTGCCGTCATAGTGTTTCTCTGTGCGTGATACGACAATCGTTTTGTTCTGTATGGCGGCTCCGATGAGTTCATGTCCCATGACGGTTTTCTTCAGCATCTCGCTCACCACACCCATTGCACGGTTCTTCTCTCCGCTCACATCGTAGGACAGTTCTTTCATGAACCATGTGCCGCCAGCTGCCGTAAACTGCACGTCTATGTCGGTGCGGTCTTTCACATACTCGTTATAGAGTTTGGGGTCAAGCCATGACGAGCCGAGCGTGAAGTCTATCAAGTGGGCAGGGATATTCATCGGCACGACTTCCTGCAATGCCTTGATATTCTTGTCATACTCGCCATTCTCGTTGTTGGCCTCTGCCTGTTTCAGTTTCTCGCGCACATTACCGCTCAGATACTGATACGACACTTCCATCTGACGTGAGGTTGGGTCTTCAAAGCCAAGGCCGCTTTCGATGATTTCACGTTTCACCGCATCCTCGCCCATACCGAGCTGCCCGGCAATGTAGGGTACATCAATGCGTCCGTTCTTGAACATGCTCACAACAACTCCGTCCTTGACGTTTTCGGGATGCGGCTCGTTCTCTTTCTCCACGACACGGCCTTTCATCACGTCTGCCTTGTCGTAGGTCTTGACAACACCGCCCTTACCGTCTCCCTGCTCGTTGTACACTTCCAACGAGAACACGTTAGGATAGTCCACATCGTTGCGCAGCCATGCCAACTGGTTGTTCTTGGTGAAGTGGCCGTAGGTGTTCACAAAGTTGTCGTATGCCTTGTTGAGTTTGTCTATCAGCGGCCTAAGTCCTGCATCGCCCTCGTTCTCGGTCTGATACTTCATCACATCGGTCAAGGCGGTCTTGATGGCTGAATAGGCGGTGAAACACTCCTGCTTGGTGTGTCCCTTTATCTTCTTGTCGTTCACATCAAGCGGATAGTAGCCGCCAAAGCCAGCGGTTACGAGTTTGCCGTCTTTCAGATACATCTCGCCCAATCGCTTGCCGTCTGCCGAGGCATCATTTACATAAGATGTCTTGTGGCTGTCTGTGGTCTCCACACTGCCGCGTTCTTCTTCCTTGAACGACTGCACGAAGTCCGTCAGCATCTTGCCTTGGTCTTTACCGCTTACCGGGTAGAGTCCCTTGCTCGTTGGTCTGAACGTGTCGCCCTCCTCAAAGGCAAAGCGCATTTCTCCTGCCATGTGGTCGGGGTACTCGATGAAATACTTGTTGTAGTCCATTGAGAGCGGCTTGGCCCTGCGTGCGCCTGGCTCTTGGTATTCTGCTGTGCGCTCTCCGCTGATGGTGCTTACGTCTATGGCGTTGGCAGACTTCTGACCGTTTACGCGCTTGCGGATAACGATGATGTCCGAGGTTACGGTAGTGCCGCCAAAGGTCTTGTTGTTCATGCGGAATGCTCCGATAAAGTCCGAACCTCCCTCGTTCACCACCCAGTCACGCAGTGCCTTGCTGTTGTCGAGTGTGCCGTTTGAGGATATGAAGATACCTAAACCGCCCTCGCGCAACTTGCGCACGTTCTTGGCAATGCAGAAGTCATGGATATTGTGGAACTTCTTTGAGAGGTCGCTGTCGCCTGTGGTATCGTTCACGCGCAACCCGGTAACGAATGGCACATTGGTGATGGCCAAGTCCACACTGCCGTTGGGTATGCGTGTCTGCTCAAAGCCTTGTATATCCACCTTGGCATCGGGATAGAGCAATGAGAGAATGCCGCCCGATGTGCCGTCTATCTCGATGGCGTGAATGTCGCTGCGCTCGCTCATGTCGGTAGGCATCTGGCCGAGGATATTGCCGATACCTGCCGAACCCTCCAAAATGTTGCCGCCCTTGAAACCGAGTTTTCCTGCAATGTCCCAAAGGGTATCGACAACATAGGCAGGGGTGTAGTATGCGCTGTTGGCACTCATCACGGCTTGCTCGTAGGCTTCCTCACCAAGCAACTCGCGTATTTTCTTGTTGCGCTCACGCTGTTTCCAGTCGTAGCCTCCGTCACTGAAAGCGGCTCCAAGTCCGCCCCAACCGCTGAATTGTCTGAGCACACTCATCTGCTCGGAAGTGGCTGTCTCACCGCTCTCAAGTAATTCGTGTGCCAACTCAATGGCCTTGATATTGGCTTCTATGCGTCCACCTACTGATGTAGGGGCATGGTCTGCACCGCGTTCCGAATGGTTGTTGCGCGTGTTCTTAGGCTCTGTCAGTCCATGAAGTCCAGCGGACTCAGCCCGATTTGTGCCAGTGCCTTGTCCTCCTCGGCCGCCGTCAGGTCTTCCACTTTCTTGTGCAGCAGCTTTGCGAGTCGCTCTTTCGCCTCTTCGTAGTCCTTGCTGTTGTCCACTATTGTCGGCTTGCACCCCTTGGGAGCGTACCGCATCATCATTTCGTTGTAATCCATTTTCTTCTGTTTCATCGAACAGCCCGGCAAACAAGTTGCCCACCGTCTGCTCTGGTTTCACTTTCTTCTTCGATGTCTTTTTCTTCGTTGCTGGTTTTGGCTGCTCTGCCGATGCTGGAGTAGTGGTAGGCTCTGTTGTAGCCTTGGCTGCATTTTTCTCTCGCGCTTCCTTGGCAATGCGCTCCGCCTTTTGGAAGATGTCCTCATTCTGCGGCTCTGCTTGCGTCTTGTGTCGCAACTGGTCGGGGTGAGCATTTACCCACATGACAGGTGCTTGGCCTGTGTCTATGCGTATGCCGTCCAACTCGTTAGGCTGTGCCACTACCGCATCATGCCATGTATTGCCATCTGAAGAATACTGCACCTTGTCGCCAACTTTGTATTCACCCTTTTTGACATCGCCACGCTCGGGGATATACTTGTATGTGGCACGCTGCACATTCTTCAGCAAGTCGTCATAGGTAACATCTTCTGCAAACCACATGTTTTGTCCGTAGCGGTCATTACCGCTTGCGTTCGGGTTCTCCACACGGCACATGATACCTGTCACTTCAAGATTATCACCTCTTCTGTCTGTATCGCCCTTATCGAAAGCTGGTTCAAGTTGGATATTCACATACAACTCCCTGCCCTCGGCCAACGGCAAGTGTATGGTTACATCGCCTCCTGCCGGGGCAATGTTCGCTACTGCCAACGGCTTTGCCTTGCGGTTGCCTTTCTTGTCGGTCTTGTCGGAATGGGTAGCCTCGTACAGGTCAAGTCCGAGGTCGTCCACCAACTGCCCGGCAAGTCTGGCGGCATCGTTCACTGCTTTCTTCTCGGCATTGCGCATATAACCGTATGCCTCGTTGAAGTCTTTCTCCACATGGTCGGCCTCATAGTAGCCAAGCAGGGCAAGCTGTTCGTTCACCTCTTCGAGGCTGTCATCTACTCTCTCTGCGGCTGCGCTGAGTTCGTGTCTGTCGCTTGAAGTTCCTGCGAGAGTTTCTGCTTCGCTTGCAGTAGCCTCTGCTTTTTCTGCAACAGCAGCTGTATCTGCTTCTGTTTGCTTGTCATTTTCTTTTCGTTGCTCATTTCTTATTGCTTTGAGTTCGTTATTTGCTTTGTCGGCTGCGGTCTGTGCCTTGCCCTCCTCAACAATCATGTCGGCTTGGGCAAGCACATCGTGTTGCGGTTTGTCGAAGTTCTCCACATCAAAGGCTTTCACCTCCTCGTATGTGGTAAGGGCATATTTATCGTAACCGGGAACATACTCCAATCCACCATAGAAAGCCTTTAACCACGGACGCACCTTGTCGCCAAGTGCCTTTACCATCATGGAGGCATAGTCACCGAATGACTCGTTGCCACGCTCCACCATTGCCATAGCCAGACGCTGACCAACGGACATGAGTTTCTGACGCTGCTCTGCGGTCAGTTCTTCGGGATCACGGAACTTCAGCCCTGCATCGCCCTCGTCTGCACCAATGCCGAGAATATCACGGATGTCATTCATCAATCCGTTCATTTCCTCGTCACTCACCTCATACTTAGGCTTTTCTGCCTCCTTGGTCGGCTGTTTGGGTTCTTCCTTGGTTGGCTCTGTCGGCTTTTGTTCTGTCACATCGGCCACCTCAACCTTGTTGGCAGGTTTCTTAGCTATGGTTTTCTTCCGTGTTGCAGGCTTCTTCGGCTCTACGGCATCGCGCAACTCTTGTGCGGTCAGTGGCTGTGCGTCTGCCACGGCATCGGCATTGCCCACCATGTCTGCTGCTTTCTTCGCGTCCTCCTCACTGCGGAACATCCAGCCTCCGCTCTTGCGGTCTTTCCAACCGCGTGCAGGAGAAAAGCGTCCCTCGCCAAGTCTCTCCTTGGCAAATTCACTTACGGCACGCTCTTGGTCGGCTGTCAGTGCGCCATCAAACGTAAGCAGGGATACATCGCTCGCCTTACCTTTCTTATTAGTATAGGTGGTAGGAGTGATGGTATAAGCTGCATTGTCTGCATTTCCCGTTGTCGGTGCTGCCGTATCTTCCTTTGCAGGAGAACTTGCCACGGTCTCTTTCTTCACCCCGGCATACTCCGCAAACGGCTTGGTCTTGCGGTGGCTGCTGTCTATCCACTTCTCGAAATCTTCGAGGTTCGTTGTGGACACGATAATCCTGCGCCCATCTTCCCAACCTTTCTCATAGTTGGCCAGATAGTCGCTCTTCGCCTCGTCCATGTCGTTAAAGCCAAGCATCACCTTGTGCTCGTCAAACGTGCCATCGGGATTGTACTGGTCCACCACATACACCTTGCGCCCGTTCCAACCGTCAATATCATTGGAGAGGAACACATCTATGTGGTCTCCGTCCACGCCCACTGCACCACGAATGTAGCCGTAAGTGTTGTTCATCTTGCTTTCCCATTGTTTGCCGTTGGCATCCGTGCCTTTGCGCACACTGCCCTCTGGCTGCTCAATGGTAATGTCGAACGTGCCGACCTGCACATGACCTTTCTTGTAGTTGCCGGCCTCTTTCTGTGCCTCGGTGGGTTCGGTGTTCACATCGGCTGATGCGGTCTTTATCTTGGCTGACAACGGCTGCTCCGCTCCGTCAAGGTGTTTGACAACCTCTTGGAGGTCGCCAAACTGCTTGCCGTCCACCTCATAGTAAGTACCGGGATAGTTCTTGCTCTCGTCTGGAGCGTCCACTTTGATTACTTCCTTGCCGTCAATGAGGAGTTTCTGCTTGTAGATGTCGCCATTTGCGCTTGGCTCTGTCCACTCCTCATCGGTTTCGGTAATGCGCTTGCGCAATGCCTCTTCCTCTGCCTCGGCAAGTGTGTCAGTATTTGGTTCTTCTGCCTGTGGAGTATTATCCTGCTTGGCAGGTTCGGTCTCGGCTACTGCTGGCTGTTGAGGCTCTGCACTGCGTTGTACAGCATCCGCAGTTTGTTCAGTTGCCTCGTTTCCTCCACGCTGTTCTGCCTCGGCTTCTGCGGTGCGCTTGCGTTCTGCAATGGCTGCATCGACGAGGGCTTGTTGTTCTCTTGGTGTTGCATTTCTGAATAATTCATTTACGTCATTAAGTATTTGTTCCTTGGAACGTACATCGCCAGTAAACATATCCAACTGACCACCAGCTGGAGCTACTGCGGCACTATTATAGGTAGAGAGTACTTTGCGCAGGTCACTTGGCTTACCGCTGTTCAGTATGTCGGCAAGCATCAATACCGTGCCGTCCGTCACTCGGCTGTCTCCGTATTCATCATCAAACAGACCTTGCTCCCTGCCGAATGGCGACACAGGCATTCCGTCCTTGAAGATGTCGGGGTGTGCGCTCTTGGCTCTTGCCACGAGGTCAACGGCTGCACCCAACTCATTGCTTAGGTCGTAGCCACTTTTGGCGAGTGTGCGGTTATGGGCTATCTCGTTCAAGCCCATAATGACCGACTGGCGCAATGTGGGTGTACTGATGATATGGCGCACGGCATCGGGCGAAGTCTGAAAGACCTTGCCTATAAGCGTGTTCTCGATAAGTTCCTTTCCTGCTGCCGACAACGAATTGCCTGTGCGCATTTCGGGCAGCTGCATCTCGTTGATGACTCCTGCACCGAGCAACTGACTGATAGCCGAAGATACTGCCTTGTCGTCTGCGTAGTAGTCTGAAAGGCGGTCAAAGCGGCTTATGTCATTGGTGATGCTCGTGAAAACATTGTCGGGGACAATCTTGCCGAGTTTCACCGCGTGCTCTGGCTTGCTCTGTTTCTTCTGCTGTTCAGCGTTGAAACGTGCGAATGTGGTTGCATCGTAGGGCAGTTGCTCGTCCGGGACAAACACCACACGCGGATGTTTCATACCGTCTATCTGCTCGGGAGTGAAACCGTACATCTGTCCGAACTCGCGCAGATGGTCGATATACGCCTTGTCTGTTCCCTGCTGAGCTGCAATGTCGCCCGACATGGTGCGGTTGTTGCCCGAAAGCACTACACCGTCCTTGCTCACGATGACAGGCGACTGCAAGGCGCGGCTGTCGTAATTGTTGGCAATGTCCCTCACTATCCGCTGTGCGTCCGTGTCGCGCTTGTAGTCGCGGTCGTTCACGCTCTCTCCGTTCTCGTCAATGGGGAAACCCTCGGTCGGTTCAAAGGCGTTGTTGATGTCGTGGCTTGCTGACGCGGCTCCTGCCTCGGTGAGGACGTAATGCCCACGAATGGTAGAACCGTCCGCAAGGGTGAGTGCGTTGGGATTGCCCTCCACCTTGGCGGCACCGTTCCACTTGGCCTTTATCTTCGGGTTCACGGCATGAGTGCCTACCTCGGCTTGCTCGGCAGCTTTCTGTGCCGCAATGCGTTTCTGCTCCCCGACCTGCGCCACGGCTGCATCGTGCATCTGCTTGTCGCGCTCACGTTGCTCTGCCTCACGCTGTTCACGAATTGCACGCTTACGCTCGTTCATAAGGGCGTAAATCCTCGACCATGCGCCCAGTGTCTCCTCTGCCTCCGCCACTTGTGCGTTGTACTGCTCCATGGCGGCATTGTAGTTGGCATCGGCCTCCTGCTGTGCCTTGACCATCGCCATAGGCGAACCTTTGAGGGACGGTGCTTTCTTGGTCGGCTGTTTCTTCTTCAGCGCATCGAGTGTCTTTTGCGCTTGCTCCACCTGCGCATTGACAATGGCGGTGGTGTTGGCCTCGTTGCCGCCTGTAACCTCGTTGAGCGCGTCAAGGGCAGTCTCCTTGTCGGCCTTCTCAAACATGGGTTCGCCAGTCTCCTCATTAAGAGGAACACGCTCCAGTGCAGTCGGCTGGCGGTTGGCCTCTTTCCACTGCACGCCTTGCGCTTCAAGTTGGTGCTGGGCAAGCTCATTTCCTCCACGCGCCATCTGTACAAGTTCTTCAGTTGTCGGAGAGGCAGGAGCAACAACATCATTGTCTTGCGGTGCGGAATTATCTGAAGCCTCCTCGGTCGCATCCGCATCTTCGGCATATTCTCTCGTCCATACCGGATTACCATCCGCATCATTAATGCTCTCGACCATATTCTCAAACTCCTCGACAGGGATAATCTGCACACGCTTTCCGTTTAACGGCTCGTCTGTGCGTATCTCTACACCGTCATCGCTGATATTCTGCACCTCGCCATGAACGTTTGCACCATCACCGTCAAGGAGTGTAAAGGTGTCATTCACGCCATATTGTACACCCTCGAGCGTTTTTTGTACACTTTCGCCATCATTCTGTACATTTTCATCCGATTTTGGTACGCTTTCACCATTTTCCATACCACCAAGCACGGCCTCATGCTCAGCTTGAATGTTGGCATAAGCCTCGTCAAGTTCGGCTTGTGGGTCAATGGCATCACCGAGATTGAAGATTTGGTCGGGACTGGTAAACTTGTATTCGCCTGTCTCGGCATCGCATATCACAATGCTTTGGTCGGAGTTCTGTGTGTCTATGCCTGTACCATCGGGAAGTACTGCGACATTACCTTTTACAATGTACACAGGCTTGTCGTCCACCTTCATGGTAGCTGGTTGCACCATGCCGTTGTCCTTGTGGGTGTGTCGCTCCACATTGGCGGCTACCTCCCTGCGCTTATTCTCCATCGCATCGTTGGACGCATCCTGCACACCGTCCATCGCTGCCTTGGCATTGATGTAGTAGAGTACCGCATTCTGCTGGTCTTCCGTCAGTTCGGGGTCGTTGGCCAATGCCCACGGATTATCCTGTATCTCGGCCATGCGCATTTCTGCGTCCGTGCCGAAAGCGTCCTCACATTCCTGCAAGGCTTCTTTCATGCGAATGGATATGGCATCAATATCGGCTTTCGCGTCCGCGTCTCCTTGCTCCATTTTGTCCCACAACAGGCGAGACTGGTCGTAAACGGCTGAGGCTCCTGCCTCCTCGTCCGACATGGGTTGCTCGGCTTCCTTGCTTTGCTCCGGGAACAACCGCTCTATGTAGTCCTGCACAGCAGCCTTTTCAGGGTCAGTACGCTTGCTCGGCTCTTTTTTGATGGCCGCGTCCACATCTACGCCTGTCTCTTCCTTGATGGCTGCACGGATAGCCTCTGGACGTTCTGCGTCTGCCATGCCTCTGTTCTCTTCCATGAACTTGTCAATGGCATCGACCATCTGCCCATAGTTGGCGATTGCGTCCTTGTCGCCCTCCTTTGCAGCTTGGTAGTTGCGCTTGACGGTTTCGGGGTCAGCACCGGGGGCAACGGCTTCAACAGCTGCGTCCCACACCTTGTTGTCGGCTTTAGCCTCGGTGTAACGCTCACCTACATCAACGCTGTTGAGTTCGGCCTGTCGCATGATTTTGTCCTGCTCCCTCTTGGCTGATGCCTCGTCTGCAAAGCGTCTGTTCGTTACGACCTCGCCATTGGCTGTAACGGACTTCACGAAGATATTGCCGTGTTCGTCCTTTTCGGTGGTGTACCCGGTAACAGTACCCATCGGCAACTGATGCCCGGTGAGGATATAATATGCCTTGGCTCTTGCGCTCTGGCTCACATTCGGGTCTTGCATGAGGCGTTCCATAGTCTCGTAACCGTCAAACTCGGGGTGTGTCTTGAGCCACTGCTTGCCCAAATCCTCAACCTCGGCTTCGGGAATGTCAAAGTTCATTACCTTTCCGTCCGTGGTTGTCGGCTGTTTTGCCTTGGCTTTGGGCTGCTGTTTTGGTGTACGCGTGAAGAGTGCCGCAAGGTCGCCATAGCCGTACTTCTGCAACTCCTCGCGCTCTTCCTTGGTGAATACCATGTCGCGCGGACTTGCGTCCAACTGCTTACGCAACAATTCACCAAAACTCATGCGGTTGTGATTGCGCTCCTGCATGGTCTTGGGGTTCTCGATAGGGCGCAACCCTGCAATAACCCTCGGAGCGGACTTCACCATGTGCTGACCCTTGAAACCGAGCATCATCGCCATGTTGTCCGTCCACACGTCCCATGCACTGCGCTTATTGGGATTGCCATCTTCCAACTTGGAATTTTCAATCCATTCGGGAGTAGAGAAGATTGTCCCCTCGGCAACGGTTGATGTCGCAAGTTCTCCAAAACGGATACCTCCCTTACCATACACGTTTGATGTACTTTTTACCCATTTGTCGGCAACATTGCCCAACAATGGGGAGATAGTGCCAGTTACAGAGCCAAGGATAGTGCCTCGTCCTGTCGATTTCAAGATGTCCTCTGCCGAATATCCCTCATTCTCGCCTGTCTGCGGATTGATGTGTCCGCCATGCAGCCACTGGCTCTCGCCCTCCTTGATGCCCTCGTATGTGCCGAAGTTCAAGCCTCCACCAACCGAGCCAGCCACGACACGCCCTGCCAATGTGTTGCCGAACAACCGTGCACCCACATTGGTGGCTGCTTTCTTTGCAACAATGCGACCTCCTTCATTCAAGGCCATCTTGCCGCCAAATGAGCCGATACCGCCCGAAATGTAGGTGGTAGGGTCGAAGAACATACCTGCTACCGTGCCGCCCACCTGCGCCCAGCGGTGGTTCTTGCCGTAGTCGCTCATGGCTCTCTCATACGCATCAAGGTCTCCAGTCGTTCCTGCCTCGCTCCGTGCCAATCCCTTGGTGATGGTGCGCAACAGGTTCATGTCGGCTGCGGTCTTGGCGAAGAACTCCAAGGTGCTCTTGGGCGTGTTCTTTGCCACGGCATACTTGTACACGGCATTGTCAGATAACTGACGAGCCATAGCCGATGCCGAGTTCTGCAACTGCTGTTCGCTTGCGGTTGGGTATTGCTTTTTCAACTGCTGATAGCAAGATGTGGTCATCTGCTTGCCGACACGTCCCCACGCATTGTCCATCATCTTTTGCAGGTCAAAGCGTGTGAGGCGCGACACCTCATTCTTGTGCGAGTTGGTGGCTGCATCGACAATGTGCATCTCACGCCCTCCATGTAGCCACGGATTGCCACTGTACACTTCCTCCGCGTTCTTGTTGCGGTCGGCCGCATAATTCGCCTCAGCCTCTTTCCACAAGGCTGCAACAGCTGCACTGGCTGGTTTCTGTGCCGCATCAACCTGCTGGTCGTTCATGTTAAGGCCAAGAGGCTTGCTTGTCTCCTGCCGAAAGCGCGTACTTTCCATGTCTGCCAACGCCTTGCTGCTATATCGGTTGCCTGTCGGTGTAATATAGGTCCGCTCGAACTTCTTTGTGCGAGGATTGTACTTTATACCACCTTTCTTTGTCTGACCGAAGCCAAGCCCGAACCCATACTGCTTCATGTTCTTCATGCGCTCGTTGTTGTCGGCTATCATGGCTTGCGTCTGCTGCTGCATCTGCTGCACTTGGTCAATCATCGCCTGTCGCTGTGCCGGGGTGAGCGGCTTGTCTTTCTGCTGTGCAGGAGCCGCACTTGGCGCACTTGCAGGTTTCTGTTGCAGTGTTGCCGCCTGTGGCTTTTGCTGCTGAGGCTTGGGTGCAGGTGCGGTGTTTACCGCATGAAGTCCCAACCGTTTGCCAAACTCCTCATAGGTAGGACTATCAATGGCTCCGTCCGCTTTCAGTGCATTGTATAACTGCAAGCGGTTCTGATAGCCCTCCTTTCCGGGAGCAAGCATCTTACTGCGAAAATTCTCTCGGCTCTTGCTGACTGCACCGTCTTTTTTCAGTGCGTCATAGAGTTGGTCTATTTTATCGTATGGCATATCCTTATAATCCTAATGCTTTTGTATTCTTATATGATGACCCCTGCTGCGGTCTCGGTGCTGGTTTTGTGGCAGGTTTCGCCTGTGGCTGCGCTGCGGCAGGTTTCTTCCTAATTCCGGGATAGAACACCTTCTTTGATGTTGTCTTCTTAGTATTCTTCTTCTCGCCCGTAACTTTACCACGACGCACCACATCGCTGTCTGTGCTGTCCGTTGTGTCAACAGTCACGCTATCAAGTGTTCCATGCTGGCGAGCCTTGGTAATAGCTTCGCTTTCGGTCTTGGCATAATGCATGTTTCCGTTCTCGTCCCACCACTGGAAACGTCCACGTGCATTAGTACGATGTTCTTCAGCCGAAGCGTAAGAGTTAACCGCTGATGCATGGCTTGCTTCTGCCGATGCAGCCGCTGCCTTGCTACGGTTTCTCTCCGTGTTTACCTTAGCCTTGTAGAGGTCAGGAGCATTGTCTGCTTCCGCCTTTGCGGTAATGCCTTCTTGCTCGGCTTTCGTGGCCTTTCCTGCTTGCTCACGCAGTTTGTCGGGTTGCAATGCAGCAAGCCAACCGTGCTCCTCCTGCTCTCGCTGTGCCTTTTCCCTAGCCAGTTTCCTACGCTCCTGCTCGGCCTCCATTTCGCGGAGTGTCTTGGCTCTGTCGTTCTGTAGGTCGCCTATTTTGAGGGAATACTGCAAATACTTGTCGGCATTGGCCTCACGCTCGGCTTTGAGTTTGTCGAGCTGCGCTTGCAGCGGTGTCTGCTGGCTCATGGTCTTGTGGTCGTACATGTTGGGCGCACCTCGTGTCGTGAAGTAGAGGTTGCTCAACGCCATCAGACCGTCACCAACGGCTGCGATTATCTTCTTCGACTTCTCCCTGCGCTCGCGTTTCTTGCGCTCCTCCTCGGTTTCGGGCTTGGTTTTGTTGGCCGCCTCCTGCAATGCCGCTATCTGTTGGTCGTAGCCCATGACGGCATCGGCATTGTTCTGTGGCGACACGCCCAAGCCCTTGTCGGCAGGTGGGGCGACATCTGTCTGCGGTGTCGGCTTGCTCTCTGTCGGTGCAGGGGCGTTCTCTCCGCTGTGCTGCTCCGTCCATGCCTCCGTACCTTTCGGTGCAGGTTCGGGCTGTGGAGGCTGCTCCGTCCATGCTTGCGTACCTTTGGCAGGTGGAGTGGTGTTGTCCGCTCCGTCCTGCTCTGCAAGCCAGTCGGCACTGCCTTTAGGTGGATTTCCTGTGCTCATATTCGTTGTGCTTTAAGTTTAGAACGGCATGGACGATGCCGCGCTTGCCACACCCTGCACGGCTCCTGCAATGGCTTGTGCCTTGCCTTGCTCGATGGCGTTGAGCTGGTTCACATACTCATCGTCCTTGGCTCTGTACGTCTGTTCTATCTGGTCTTTGCGTGCGTCCGCATTGACGGCAATCTGCGATGTGGCGTCTGCCAAGGCTTGGTTGTTGGCGGCTTTGGCCGCTGCCATACTCTCGTCCGTGCCACCCATCACGGCTTGCGCTCCTGCCGCCTGTTGGTTGCGGTTCTTGATGCTCTGCTCCGTCTGGGTGAGTATCCTCTGCGCGTCAGCCCTCTGTGTGGCGTCCTCGTTATACCTGCGGTCATACCAGTCTTGGTTGGCCTTGCGCTGTGCCTCGACATTCTTCTTCATGCGCTTCATCGCCTTGCTCGCGCTGATGCCACCGAAGATGCTTCCTGCGGCTCCTACCGCTGCTCCTATCAGTCCCATAATCGTTTGTATTTCAAAAGTTATAATTCGTGCGCTAAATTAATAAGGTATCTTTGCCCACGACTTTTAACTTTTGTATCACAAGGCCGTGGACGCTCCATCAACGCCCACGCCACAACAAGATAAGAAGAATAGAACATGAAAGGTATGAAAACAGGAGGGCGCAAGAAAGGCACGCCCAACAAGGAGAACCCTCTGAAAGGGTTTATCCGCGCACATTCTTTGAGTTACTTCGAGCCTAAGAACGTCAAGTTCAACGGAAAAGCCACAATCATGTCCGACTTTGAACTTGACATGGCGGAACTCGCCCCGGACGACCGTGTGAATGCCGAACTGCGCTTGCTGGAGTTCCACACACCGAAGATGAAAGCCGTTGATGTGGATATGTCTGCCAAAATCAACGTCCGCACCATCGAGGACAAACTTTCCGCCCTCTGTGGCGAGGACGCTGACGAAGATGATGACGAGGACGACTGACCCCTCACCACACCTCACCGTCTATCACATCTACTTTTAGACCCGACTATTCGCGATTTTCACTCATAGTTTTAGCGACCCATCCGCGAGGACAGGCCGCTATTTTTATACCCAAACCTAACCTCAACAAAACCTCAAAGCGCATTTTCAAAAACCTCAAAGAAACCCCAAGGGGTTTTATTTCAAAACCCTAACAAAACCCTATGGGGTTATTAAACAAAACCTCAAAGGGTTATAAAAACAGCATAAAAACGACCCTAATTTTAACCTCACTTTTTCTCCGTTTTCCTCTGACACCCTTAGAAAACTCGTTGAAAAAGGCTTATTCAAACTAATCGGAAAGCGATAAAGAACGGAAAAGTACAGTAATTTTGTTTTACCCTTATATTCAATGGATTACAACATTTTCAAAACCTCAACAAAACCCTAACAAAGCCCTATGGGGTTTCTGAAATGTAGAAAACTCGAAACCTCAACAAAACCTCAAAGGGTTTTCTCGCGCGCGTAACGATGACAATATATAGAATATGGAATAAGGATAAGGAATATATATTTACTCCTAACGTCGTAAATATAGACGACGACAACGACAAAAAACGACTTCGGATTTTGATTTTCTTTTTTTTGTTTTGGAGAAAAGTAGAGAAGAAAAGTTGGGGCGAAAAGAAAGCCCGACCTTGCGGAGTTGCAAAGCCGGGCGTGTCGCAAAAGATAAATGGTAGTTGAAGTTCTTGTTTGATACCTTTGCCGTGAATTCAAATTACGAAAACATTGCCATGCTTTTGCAGAATGGCACGTCTGTGAAAATTTATGCGGACAATTTCTCCGTTTCAAACATTAGACTGCTGGCACAAACTGCTGTCAAGCATGGAGCGGTATTGCATCTTGTTGTCAATCCCGACAACATTCTTGCAGACAACCTCAAGCTCATTTCGCAGGATGGACGCAAAAACATCTTTGTTGAGTTTGTCTAAAACCCTTTACCCTTAGTTCTTTCGTACACCGCTTCTCTGTCGGTGTCCACGTTCTTGATGCGGAACTGCACGGCACACCTGTCCGGGATAGTGTCGGGCAGTTTCGCTGCAAGTCGGACAATCACCTCATCAATGTTGCTGAAACCAATGTCGCTCACCTCGGCCAACACCTCACCACGGAAGTACGCCCTTGCATAAATCATGTACTTTGGCGCAATACGGAACATCGTGTCCTTGCGTTCTTCCACATCGTGCGCCAAGCCCTGCTTGCTCTTTGCCGTGCTGAAGAAGATGAAGTCAATCACTTTTGCGTTCAGTTCCCATGCAGGGGAGAAGTCCAGCTTGATGTAGCCGCGCGTGATGGTGCGTCCGTGCGAGTGGTTCATGGCAAAAGCCACCTCGTCAATGGTCGCTCCGCAGTCGTTCTGCGCCACCGTTCCCCAAGTATGGCGGAATGTGTACGCCCTGTATTGCTTTTCCTTGGGTATGCCCAGACTCCTGCAAATCTGCTTGATGCCGTTGTTCACACCTGCACAGAACGAGTCGCTGTCGCAAAAACGCTTGTGGAAACGGAACAGGTAAGGGTCGTTAGGCTCTGCCAAGTATTTCTCCACCAACGGCTGTATCACTGGCTCAACCCTCATTTCGATGTACGCATCATCGGTGCGCGTCTTTTTCGTCTTGGCTCTGTTGTAGCACAAGCAGCCGTTTCGGTAGTTCTCTTTCCGCATCTCGAAAAGGTCAACCGTGTTGATACCTGCAAGGCAAAGTATCATCTTCGACACGTCACGCCCAATCTCGGGCAATGGATCAATCATTTTCGTCTCGGGCAATGGGGCAGCGAAGAACACGCGGCACTCCTCTGGGCTGATGGCAATCTTTGCCGTGCGGTCAGCCTGTGGTATCTTCACCTTGCCCCAAGGGTTCGTCTTGATGCGGATAACTCCGTTGTCGTAGTCGTTGTATTCCGCCACGGCAGCACGGAACACCTGCCTCATGCATACCGGGTACATCTCCTTTGCCCTGTGCGTCTGTTCCAACGACTGCACCCACAGGTTCACGAAAGTGGAGGTGAGTTGCCCGAACATCACCCTCGTTGTCACTGCAAACCGCTCCATGTGCTGGAGTGCCAGCTTGTAGTTCTTCGCATTCCTCAACTGTCCGTTGTCAATCATGCGGTTTATGTGCAGGTGCGCATAGTCCGAAAAGCACAAGTCCTCGTCCTCCTTGGTCACATACTCGATTATCTGCTTGACCGTCCACTTTGAACTATCCACACGGTTGAGCAGTTCTGTGAAACGGAGTATGCGCCTCATGCAATACTCGTTCACGAAAGGGTCGGTGATGTCATTGTTCTTGTCGAGATAGTCTTTCGTAACAACCTTGTCGGTCTTGATGTATCCGGGCTTGCGGTTCTGCATCACCCGAATGTACACTTGGAAGAAACCGTCTTTGCGCGGTCTCCTGGTTACTGGTTTGAACATTGCCATTGTCTCTGTATTTTTTTTGTTATTCAAAAATCATGTGTAAGCATTGGTAAGCGCATCATGCCGATTTGGTGTAAGTTTTGGTAAGCAAACCCTGCACATTCTGCACGATAATCATGCAGAATGTGCAGACCCCCTAAAAACAACTTAGGCGGCAAGCCTCTTTATTGTCAGAGACTTACCGCCTAACTCGTTAGTTACGAGGGCTTATCGTGTTATTCCTCAACCGCAGCCTGCGCAGCAGTTCGTACCCTCTTATTTTGAGGGCTTATCGGAATATTGGTAAGCCTTACACTATGGCATGGCAAATTCCTCTGCTTTTATATCTTTTCTTGTTCGTCTAATTTTATATTTTCGCTACTCTTGTCGTCATCGTTAAATACCAAAATAAGCCATTTCTTTGCCCCTCTGACGGATTTTCTATACTCCGATGAGGGTTTTATTGTTTTGAAGAAATAACGCCCTCCAAACGCTTTATTTCGCGCTTTGCCTCAACAAGCAGGTCGTAGAGTTCCACCGACCGCTCCGTGGCGAAGTATTCTGCCCAATCCCGAAACGTGTAGCACAAATCCGTTATGCCATCATCATAGCCCATGCTGTCCCACCAGTCGGATAATTCCGCAAAGACTTCTGGAGGGTTCGTGCCGAGTGCGTCCACAACTTCGGTCGGATATTGCTCGATGAGCATCATCTTCCAATTCTCCAAATCCGTATCTGGGTTCTCATGGAGAATGTTCCATGCAGCTTCTTTCAGTTCGGCATTGAATTCGTCCTCCGTGCAACCACCATTCCAAAACTTAAAATCGTTCATAATTCTATTTCTGCTAACTTTGTCCGCATGAAGAATTTACTCAAACACATACGGAATTGGCATTATCGCAGATTGTACACACGGTTGGTCTTTGCTTATCTGAAGCACGAAAGTACCAGTTGCGGTGCGTACAATTATGCAGAAGATGCATTCAAGGCAATCACTGGTCGTTGGTATTATGAAATTCGCGACGAGTGATGTCCTTATGCCTTTCTCCGTCTTTTACTACTACTTTATTTTCTTACGCAATAGTTCCAACATTTTATTGAAATCATCTGTTCTCATTGTTGTTGGCACAAGTTCCAAAGTGCGAATGTTGTCTTCTGCCTTTTCTTTATCGTAAGGAATTGCGTCATCCCATATTGCAAGAAAATTTCTAATTGCAGACTCCATCATTTGATATGCTTTTAATTCAGAACACATTTCAATCTCAAAAATTCGATAAGTAATGGAAGCGTAATAGTCAAGACTTTCACCTGCCAACTTATCAGAATATCTGATAGCAAAGAAATCTGCGAGTCCATGATTTGTATGCATCAAATTATATTTAGATTGCCGTAACATTTCTTCTTTTGCACTTACGGTCTGTTCCTTAATTTTTTCCAATTTTATGGCATTGTATATTTGCCACCCAATGAGCACTGCGGTTGGTATAGAAATAACAGTAGCAATGCTAACTAATAAAGCAGAGTCAAAATCAATTGTAAATGGATTGTTTCTTACTGAACAACCTAAAGCAATTCCAGAAAGTATTAATGCAACCCCAGAAATGCCCATATTGATTTTTTGCCACACGTTCACGTCTTTCATTTGCTCAACACTTGAATAACCTTATCCTTTAATCCCATTTTGATGAACTCATCGGGAGTAACATCAAGTTCAACCACAACTTTAGTGGACTTTCTCTGATTGTCCAATAAAGTTTGAAGCCGCTTAATTTCTTTCTCATAGATATTCAAGTTCTCATCGTTGACATCATTGTCAGCACCAAAGAACACGCTTGGACTAACCCCAAGTACATTAGAAAGGCTTTCAATCGTAGAAATCTTAATGTCAGCACCATTCAGCGCATTATCAAGCGTAGTTCTCGAAATCTTAGCCATCTCAGCAATCTGAGCCTTGCCCATTTTACTTTTCTCGACAAGCGAGTTTAATAGACTGAAATCCATATACTTACAAATTTTACGTTCATTAAACTTTAATTTTCTTCAAAAATAATGCCCAATAAACTTGTATATTTGTCCATTAAACACTACCTTTGCACAATAAAGTTATAAATAAATATCGAAACAATGAACGAAACATCTAAAAATCAGCGCAAAAAGTCTCTGCTCGGGCAACTTTCAAACCTTGCAGTTGGCGAAGAACTGACAGTACCTGTTAGCCGTTCCAGCTATCTCAAATCAATCTGCGTCAGTTTCGGCTTGCAATGGGACAAGAAATTTTCAACATCGACAAACCGCGAACAGCGCACAATCACAGCAACAAGAATTTTATAACGCTTACACTACAATGAGAAAATCAATCATCACCTCCGTACTCCTCCTTGCAAGCCTCATCAGCTGCAACACCACAACCCAATTGTCTAACGAGGAACTCGACCGCATCAGTTGGTCGGCATTCTGCAAGGACTTCGGCTATAACGAACTGGCCGACCGCAACAACGAGCAAGCCATCAACGACTATCTCGATGCTTGGCGCGGCTCCGTGTCCGAAAAAGAGGCATTTGCAAAACTCGGTATCACGCAAAGCTACTAAGCCATGCCCAACCAGTTCTGCAAATCCTGCAAGCAGTCATACAACGCCCTCAACGGCTGTTACTGCACGCTGCTCAATCGTTATGTCGAGCACGCAAACACCCCTCCATGTTCAACCCCTAAAACAGAAAAGAAATGAAAAAAGCAATCTCAATTTTCCGCATTGCCATTCTCGCCCTCATGGGCAGTGTTGGCGTACTCTTCCTCCTCGGTGAGGAACAGGACGAAGCACCCTTCACGTTCTTCCTGCACTTCCTTTTCGACAAAGTGTTTGCCTTTGCCATGCTTGCGGCCATGGTATATCTTGCAGCCCGGTGGATAGATAAAGACAAATGGCTCAAAGCCATTGTAGAATGGTGTTGCGCTGATTAATGGACTACCTCAACTTCTCTGACATGTGCGTCAAGTATTCTACATTCCTCGATGATGTGGCCGCAAGGGTCGTGCATCTGCTCAAGCAGGATGCCAACGACCCGGAGTTCATCAGCCAGAACAAAGCATTTGAAATGTTCGGGCGCGGAAATGTGGAGCGTTGGCGCAAGCAGGGAAAGGTAACAGCCTACAAGCGTCCGGGCAAGGTCGAATACCGAACAGCCGACCTGCGGCTCTTGCAGCGGATACAGCAAGATTATCTTGGCAAGTAGCCTCAACTGCCGCAGATAGCGTGCTAATCGGATAGGTACGAACGATAAAGCGTAGGACATTAGGTAGGTTCAACTCCTCCCTGCGGCTCCAAAACTGAATAAAAATTTAATCACATTCAATTTCATACAACTATGAGTCAAATAGAAATTACAGTCAAGCTGCTCAACGAATTGCAGCCGACAGAAATCGTCCGCAACGACAACGTGCGCGACAAGTTCATTCAGATTTACGATGCCATGTGGTCGCAGTCCACTGGCGTGTCGGGCGAAGCTGCCTACGAGAAAGAGGCTCGCAACTTCAACCGTCTGCTTTCCGAGAAAGAGGACGTGCGCAAGAAATGCAGCCATTTTTCCCTCTTCACCTCGTTTCTTGATGTGGCTATCTCTGGCCTCACCCTCGACCCCGGCACCAAGGCGCAAGCCTACCTCCTCGCACGCTCCATCGCTGTTGACTCCTATGTGGACGACCACGGACAGAAGAAGAACCGCTACGAGACGCAGTGCGTCCTCACCGTCAGCGGCTATGGCGAGTTGGTGCTTCGCGCTCGTTGCGGTCAGATACGCCATGCCGACAACCCTGTCATCGTCTATGAGGAGGACAGCTTTGAGTTTGGCGAGCGCAACGGACAGAAGTTCGTCAATTACACCTGCCGTCTCCCTCACCAGTCCGGGCGTATCGTGGCTTGTTTCATGAAGATTACACGTGCCGATGGCTCTGCCGACTATGCCGTCATGCAGCCCGAAGATTGGGCGCGGCTCTCCAACTACTCCGCTCGTCAGAACTCAAAGTTCAACTATCAGACCAAGCAGTGGGAGAACGGCAAGCCCAACGCCCTCTACACCGCACAGGGCGGACAGATAGACCCCGGCTTTCTCGTTGCCAAGTGTATCAAGCACGCTTTCAAGACTTATCCCAAGGCGCGTATCGGCCATGCCACACAGTTGGAGTCACAGCAGGTTGACGAGACAGAAATCTCTGACGACATCTACGGCATCACCGACAATGGCGAACAGGTAGATACTGCCACAGGCGAGATTATTACCGACCGTCAGCCCGAACAATCCTTTGCTCCTGCCGACAACACAGCGGCTGGCGTAACCGTTGATCCTGCGGCAAATGATGATGACGACACTTTCTAATCCCTAACAACCGACAACTATGAGTGAACAAGCAACAAATACCGATTTGACCATCGTGCGCAAGGAGAACGTGCAGATGATAGCGCAGACTGCGCCCGAGGTGTACAAGAACAACACCATTTCTTGCCAGAAGTGTACCGACTTCGGCAAGCGGCTCCTCGCCCAAATCAAGGAGCACGGCATGACTGACGAACTGGATATGCAGTGCGCCACCTACATCAACAAGGCTCGCAACACGGTGAAGAAGATGAACACCAGCCGTTCTGCCATCACTAAAATCTTTGACCAGATACGCTCGGAGTTCACAGGCATGGAGAATGCCATCGACCCCACCAAGACCAACTCTGTCCCTTACCAGATACAACAGGCTCGCAATGTCTACGCTGCACAGAAACGTGCCGAGGAGGAGCGCAAGCGCAGGGAGGAGATGCTGCGCCAACAGCGTGAGCAAGCCCTCGCTCGCTACAAGGCTGACGTGGAGGACGACTACAAGCGGTCATTCAACACCCACACCACCAATGCCATCAACTCCCTTACCGAACTTAACGCTGCCATCACGCTCGACAACTACGAGGCGCAGTGCAAGGCTATCAAGCAGTTTCCTGTCAAGCTGCCCGATGATTGGGCTGCAAAGACTCCCTCCAATGTCCGCATTCCTGCCGAACTTGCCGACATGCAGGACAAACTCCGTGAGGTGCGCACATCTATCGCCCTCAAACTCATGGAGCAGTTTGCCAAGCAGTACGAGTTTGAGGTGGGCGACTACCGCGACAACATTCTCGACACACTACCGTCCAAGAAAACCGAATTGGAGCGTATGCAGAAAGCCAATGAGGAAGAAAAGGCTCGCATGGCTGCTGAACTGAAAGCGCGTGATGAGGCCGAGGCAAAACGCATTGAGGCTGAACGCAAGCGCAAGGAGGAGGAAGAGACGGCAAAGAAGAAGATGCAGCAGGAAGCGGCCGAAGTGGGCAACCTCTTTGGACAACAGGCCATCGTTACCCCTGCCGGGTATCAGCCCAAGACTTCCGTCAAGAAACGTCTTGTGTTCCACGATGCGCAGGGTGTCCTCGCTGCCTTGTCTCTTTGGTGGTCAAAGGAGGGACAATACCAGTCTGTCGAAGACCTTTCCAAGGTGTTCAAGAAACAGATTACCTACTGCGAGAAACTCGCAAACGACAAAGACCACCCCGAATTTATCAGTTCAACATCTGTCTCTTACGAGAACGAAGTTAAAGCAAAGTAAACGATTATGTACGAAAGTGGATATTACCCGGCTGGCGCGGAGTACGACCCTCGCGCCCCATGGAATGAGCGTGAGCCTACAATGATTGAGTGTGCGGCTTGTGGCGGCAAAGGCTATCACTGGCACGCCTACGACTTTGAGGCCGACCGCGAAACGGAATGTACCGAGGAAACGTGGGAGTTGCTCCCCGAAACGGAAGAGGAGGCCATTGCCAAGCGCATGCACTTCATCAAGGGCGAAAAGGAGACCTGCGAGGTGTGCAATGGTGAGGGCGAAGTGGAATATGAACCCGATTACGATGATTATGACGAAGATTAAGCCTATCATCAACCCGGACGAATACTATCAGCGCAGTGAGGTCAGCAATTCTGACCTTACTGAACTGAAGAACCAGCTCCACCCACACATGCAGTATGGCGACCGTGAGGCGGCATTCCGCTTTGGCTCTATCGTGGATGCCATCATCACCGAACCCTCGCGTGTGGACTTCCTCCACATGACGATTGATGGTGAGCAATGCTCCGAGGAGGAGTTTCTCCACGCTCGCGAAATGCAGCGTGCGCTCCGTGCCGAGGCTCGCAGAGACCCATTCCTTGCCAAGGTGCTGGAGTTGTCCGAGACGCAGTGCTTTATGGTCAACAAGCAGCAGCCTTTCGACAATGGCGGTTTCCATTTCACGCTCGACACGCGCTGCAAGTGGGACTGGTGGCTACCGTCCTGTCATTTCGGTGGCGACCTAAAGACCACATTCGCCTCCACACAGGCTGAGTTCGACAACGCTGTCGATTTCTTCGATTGGGACAGGTCGCGTGCCTGGTACATGGACATAGCCCATTCCGACCGCGATTTCATCTATGCCATCAGCAAGAAGAACTGCCGCATCTTCAAGAAGTTCATCAAGCGTGGCGATGATACTTATCTCCGTGGTTTCGACAAGTACAACGAACTTGCTTTCCAGTATTGGGCTTTCTCTCTCGCATAATCACATAAAGAACAAAGTTATGACAAAGATACTTTCACCGACCGCACAAATCAATCTGCTCAAACGCCTCAGACGTATGTGTCCCTTTGCCGTCTGGTCGGGACAATACGGCTACACCTGTGGCGGCATGAAGAATGGTGTGCGCTCGTCCTCTGGTATGGGGGCGCAGACAAAGGAGGCTCGCCACTGCCATTTGAATTGCATTTACCTGCGCAAGGCTGCGTTTCGCAATGGCTACGACATCACACTATCAACCCACAAACTCAATGCGTATGGCTGAAACACTCCAACATCACCTCCGTGTCGAACCCTACGACTACCAAAAGGAGGGCATTCTTGCCGGGCTGCGCTGGCATCGTTTCCTCATCGGTGACGAGCCGGGGCTTGGCAAGACGCTCCAAAGCATCGGTGTCGTGGATTGTGCCAACGCTTACCCCTGCTTGGTCATTTGTCCGTCCTCGCTCAAAATCAACTGGCAGCGTGAGTTCGAGAAGTTTACCGACAAGCACGCTCTTGTGCTCGACAACTCCGTGCTTACCACATGGCCGTACCTCCTCAAAATGGGTATGCAGCAGGTGACCATCGTCAATTACGAGTCCCTGCGCAAGTATTTCGTGTGGGACATCAAGGGCGGCTCGCGTGGCGGTTTCCGCTTGAAAGATGTTGTGTTTACTCCCGACATCAAGTTGTTCAAGTCTATCATCATTGACGAGAGTCACCGTGTCAAAGACCCGTCCGCACAGCAGACCATCTTTGCGCGTGGCATTGCCGAGGGAAAGGAATACCGCATCTTGCTGTCTGGTACGCCTGTGGTCAATCGCCCTGCCGACCTCATCGCGCAGCTCTCCATCATGGGACGCTTGCCCGAGTTCGGCGGACGATCCAAGTTCCTTGCCGAGTATGGCGGTGGAGAGATTACTAAGGAGAGGCGCAACAAGGAGGAGGAAGATGCTCCGCGCAACCTCGAGCGGCTCTCTGCCGAACTCTACTCGCGCTGCATGATACGCCGCGAAAAGGCTAAGGTGCTTACACAGCTGCCCGACAAGACGCGCACCGACCTCATCGTGGATATTTCCAACCGTGACGAGTATATGCTTGCAGAACACGACCTTGCCGAATACCTGCGCCAGTACACCGAGTGCGACGACCTCGATATTCGCAGGAAGATGCGCATGGAGGCTTTGGTCAAGTTCATGACGCTGCGCTCGCTCTCTGCCAAAGGCAAGGTGAAACAGGCTATCGACTTCACGCGCACATTCCTCGCCAACGGCAAGCCGCTCATTCTCTTCTGCTCCCTGCATGAGATTGTGGACGAGATTAAGAAAGCGTTCCCCAAGGCGGTCTCCGTTACTGGGCGCGACTCCATGATGATGAAACAGGCGGCTGTCGATGCTTTCCAGTCGGGCAAGGCGCAACTCATCATCTGTTCCATCAAGGCGGCTGGCGTGGGTCTCACGCTCACGGCATCTTCCAACGTGGCTTTCGTTGAGTTTCCATGGACTTATGCCGACTGCTGCCAGTGCGAAGACCGTGCCCACCGCATCGGGCAAAAGGACAACGTTACGTGCTACTACCTGCTTGGCCGCTCCACCATCGACAGCACGCTCTATTCCATCATCCACAAGAAGAAGTCCATCGCCAACCAGATAATGGCCACCGATGACGACATTCCGCAAGATGAAATGTACTTCGATGAACTTGCAAGTCTGTTCCTCAATCCTGTGCAAGATGGCTGACCTCTGCAAGACCGACCTGCAAAAGGTCATTTCCTACCTCGATGAGGCTGCGAAGATTTACGATGCGCT